AACTGAAAACATGGAAGTTTTCAAAAATCGATGCTATCCGTCTTAAAAAAGATTAAAACGGAAACTTAAATGTTCTATTTTTTAATGAGCAAATAAGATGGACGCCGAACTCGTAACCCTACACGCAAAACTTGCAGATCTTCAGGCAAAACTCGAAGAGGCAAACCAGCGTAAGATGCCGTCAGTAACAAACGAATGGATTCTAACTGAATGCAGAAAGAGCGTCAATAAAATTGAACGTGATCAGCAACTGTATGTTGATAGTCATAAGGCTGTACTCGCTGCTGCCGAAGAGCGAATTATGGAGTGCAAACTCACCATTCCGCCAAATGAGTCAATTATGATGCCTCTATCGCGCGCAATAATGGCAAATCCAAAAGGTCCGTGGCGTGTACAGTACAATATGTGGGATGGCACTAGTATGGGTCTAACGTTGCCACCAGCAACAGGTGATGACAATGATAACAGACAACGTCCTGGTCAGAACTTTGTCAGGCAAATGGTTAAGAAACATCATTCAGACATGCTGAATAAAACATTTCCAACTGCAACGTGGGAATGTTATGGTGGTAGTGGGCCAATTATAATTTGGGTCACTTTTCCGAATCCAGTTGATTCAATTGACACACTTCTTTCGTAAAACGGAAACTTAAAGACTGTAATCCTTTTTAACTAAAAGATGGAGCAACTCTACGTTCTTCAGTTGGAGAATGGAAAGTATTATGTCGGAAAGTCAAAAGATGCAATGAAGCGTTTTGAAGAACATAAATCCGGAAGTGGATGTGCGTGGACAGGGAAATATAAACCTGTTAGAATGATTGAAGTACGTGATTTGAAAGATCACCACGATGAAAACAATGTTACTAAAGATTTGATGAAGAAACATGGAATTAATAATGTTCGCGGTGGATCGTATACGCAAGTAAACTTATCAGATGATGTAGAGTCCGTGCTTCAAAAAGAAATGATGGGAAACGCAGATGTCTGTTACAAATGTAATCTCGCTGGGCATTTTGCAAATCAATGTCCAATTACTGTTCGCGGCGCGAACGTATCTTCTAAGAAACAAGAAGAAGTTGAGTGGGGGTGTAGCTATTGTGAACGAGCCTTTACTACTAAATTTGGATGTAATGTTCATGAGAAATCATGTAAGAAAGCTCAAGTAGTTATGTACGAATGTGATTATTGTAATAGAACATTTGATAGCCAGTATGGATGTATGGTTCACGAACGCTCATGTAAAAAGACGGAAGTTGTATACGAGGCTCCTAAAAAATCAGGAGCATGTTATCGCTGTGGTCGTACAGGTCACTATTCACCAGATTGCTATGCATCAAGACATGTTAAAGGATATGATCTTGATGAATAAAAACAGAAACTTTAAGACAGTAATCGTTTTTAACTAAAATGTCATATCAAGTAGTTTCTACAATCCCACATTATCAAGACGATGTTACTAGATATTATATAAGTATAAACAATGATACGCAGTTTCTACAGTTCATAAATATATATGAATTTCAAGATTTCTGTGATCAAAATCCACAATACACTAAGTACAGCCAGAGACGTTCAATTCCATCAAAGACTATTCCTAACTCATGGGGTGAAATTATAACTAATAAAAAATTACCATTCAAACGATCTGAAAGAGTCTAAAAAGGATCTGGTATTTCCAGATCCGATTATTGATGCCAATAAGATAAGTATAAAACGGAAACTTAAACAGAGTAACCTTTTTTAACTAAAATGTCACGATTTGTTCAGATTGGAAAAAAGATGGTTGATATGGTGGGATTGCATGCCGTCTGGGTTGGACCTGATCATTTGTGTAGGTCGCGTATCACATTATACTATCCGGATCGTCGTCAGACTAACACGATCGAATATGATTATGATCAAATGGTACAAGCTGATAAAGATGCAAAATTTCTCAAGGAATCGTTGGAACAATTTAAAAAGAAAGTTCCCGAAACGAATACCTAGAGTAAACTAAAATGTACATATTTGGTTCGATACTCCCACATTTTCAGACCACTTATGTAATTTCTTGTATACATATTTAACTTTGGAAGAACTGCTCCCGCTAGCATAGGTTTAGCAAGAACAAACTTCCGGACATATCGCACAAGTTTAGATTCGAGTAACAACACTTTTTTTCTCTTTTCATTCGCTTGCCATTCATCTGCGTGCAAACGAATAAATTCTTGAATTGATTGTTTCATGATCTTCTTAGTCTGAGTATATTCAGACGCTGCAGCTCTGACTTCTTTTTTAAGTCTACGAAACTCTTTATCCTTTCTAACCTCGGCATGTGCTTGTTCAATTAATCCAGCTTCTTCAATTGGACTACGATGTTTATTGCAAAGAATACATTCATAGTTGGTTGTCTTCATGTATTTTAGAACACATTTGGTGTGATATGCGTGTTTACAATCCAAACGAACACATGTATGTGTCGATTCATTTGGGTCATCATATTCTTCCATGTCCATATCGTGCATACAAACAGAGCACTCTGGCATTTTATTTACTAAATTCATTCAATTTAAATAGGTTGATTTACTATTTGGTTGACAAGAGGATGACTTTGCATTTCAAAAATCTTCGGCCATGCAAGATAGAGTCTAAAGCGTTGTTCGTGTTTAAACAAAGGAATTTCTGGATAACATGACAGTATATCATAAAATGCATCTGCGATTGGATGTTGTTGGTGTTGACGCATTTGAGCAATGATATTACTCAAAATTGCTTTGCGTTGCTCATTTGGCATTTCGCCGATTCGTTTGTAAAAGGTATCCATTATTTACATTCATTGCGAATATCCGTAAGCCAGTTAGCACAGACTTCATCCCAAGTCTTAAACCGATGATTTTTAATTGCCTCACGTCGCTCATCGAGTGTATCAATGGTTCTCTGCATAGCATCTGCTATAGCTATATGACTAAAAAGAGGAATCTTGAATCCAATTGCCATTGTCACATTAAAATATGCACGACCGTCGACTGGAACAATTTCACATGTCTCTGGAGGTAAAAATTCAGAGTATACTCCAACGTCAGTGACAACTTGAGGGGCACCTACAAAAAGATGTTCTAGCTGACATAGACCAAATCCTTCTCCATCGCTTGTATTAATTCCAATATCAGCAACGTTATAAATCTCATTGATCTTCTCATCGCTGAGTGCAGTTGTACCTGTGTCTACAATAATAAGACGCTGACCGATGGATTCCGCTGATATACCATAGACAGCAAGTTCTGATAGATAAATACGAACTAGATCATAATATCCACCTCCCTGTGGAGTTGCTGCTGTTACTAGCATCATATAATACGGCTTGGTAAGATCACGTGATATAAGCTCTACAAATGACATAATACAAAGATCAGTACGCTTTCGTATAGAATTACGGTTTGCATTCAAGAATAAGATAGAATCGGGAGGTAGATTATTTGCTGCACGAGAGGATTCTCTGACCACAGGACTAATTCTTGAAAACACCGTTGAGTCAACTGCGTGTTCAATTACTCCGATATTCTCAACAGGTCCGTATGTTAGGTATTCTTTAACCCAACTATCCGAAAACATGTACACTCGATCGGCCGCTTTGGTGATTCGTTCAATAAGAAAGTTCATAGTACCACTGTACACAAGATCAAGATATACCCAAAACTTGTAGGGTGTCTTGCCTTTTTCGTATTTCATAGCATCTAGGAAGCTATTAATAAGCATTGGGTCATTATACATCATCACCACATCTGGATTTACGGTTTCAAGATACTCAAAAATTTTATTAGTTCCAAATCCCTGTTCACGAGGTTCCTCATTTGCAGCGGCATCATATTGAATGACCCCCTTAGGAGCTTTGCGAATTCCCGAACGAGCAGAATTGCGTTGAAAGCCAAAATGAAAAACTTTTACATTCGGAATAGTAGTTACTTGCTGTAAAAGATTTGAAGCTACCTTTGAATAACCAGTCAACTGATCAGTGTGTGTACTAATAAGCACAAATCGCATTTAATATAATAATTATTGAAGTCTTTAAACAGAACTTATAAATTCCCATCGCAAATATTCACAAATCTTTTTCCATATAAAATCGTGTGCAATCAAACGATCGCGTGATTTTAGTAAAGGGAAATACGCTTTGTATTCATCCAGTTCCAGCAGCTCGAAGAATTTGAACAAAATATACGAATAAGACAGAAAGTTAGTGCGGTCATCCGGACAGTACAGCAAAAAAGGCGCCTGGATTTCTTGAAACATCGTACGAATCTTTTCTTCAATTTCTGGCGTAATCGTTGGTGGAGGGTTTCCATTAAGTCTCGAAAGAATATGAGCGGCATGTTCGTAATACTTAGATTTATTCAGCTTCTTTAAAATGTCTCGTATCTCTTTCTCTGTCATTTGAGCAATGTTTTGAATACGACGTTTCTTAATTTCACTAATAACTTCATGCATGACTTCATCTGGAATAATAGTTGATTCCTTTGCTTGAAATTGATTCAAAATTTCATTCAAGTGATTGATCTTTTTATACGCATAATTATTACGTTCTTTGGGAGGGTCGCGAAATGATGGAAAATCAGAAACTACCATAATATACTCTTCGGATCCACATTTGGGACAAACAAGTACACCTTCAGATGTCAATTCTTCACGAGCAATATTGCACAGCTCACAGTGCTCAGTTACAACTTGCTTCATTTCTGCAATTTCCATTCCCTTCAGTTTCATACGAGTAGCATATTCTTCAAAAAGTTGTTTCTTGCTTTGACTGCCATTATCAGATGCTGTATTTGTAACTAGGTATTTCACAAATGTATTCTCATCCATACAGGACGCAGCTGCCTGTCTTGGCTTCTCTGTGTTTCCATAGTATTGTAACATGATGTCTGCATTCTTCAGATAATATTCTTCAACTGGATTTTTAGAATCCAATTTTGATCGCAACTCTTTCAGCTCGGATTCTGCTTTGGATGCCTTTACAATTTCTTCAATTGAACTAGTTACGGTCATATCTTCAACATCTTCTTCTAGTTTTGTACACTGGTCTTCAATCTCATTTGTATTTAATTTTGTATTCTTAATTGAGGTTATGATCGTAGAGTGAATGTGATCAAGAGTACCCTGCGTTTTTATTGAAGATGATGTCTCCGAAACTTTCTTTATACGGAAAATGTTTTCCATCTTATTGTTTCACTAAAGTTTCACTCTTAAAATACTACTTCGTTGCAAAAAATAGAAGAAGTCCAGCAGCGAGCAAAGTTGGAATCATGGTTGTGTCAAAATTAGGCATAGAAAACGATTCTTTACTTGCAGGCTTACATTTAGAAATATCAGCTTTCGTACAAAAAGCAGGATCGAAATCAGGAGACATTGAAGTGGTCAAAAAATAAGAATCAGAACCACTTGTTACTTGACATGTATAACAATCGCAAGCCGGTGCTCCGTCAGCTGTCATGGCAGTGAATAAATAGTAAGGATCAAGACCTTCGATGTCTTCCATAATTCCCGGTATTAATCCACGGAGATCATTAGAAAGAAACGATAAATCTTGTAGTCCAGCGGGAGGACTGCCGCCTCCAGGAATGTTGTTAATATAATTATACCGAGACTGCACTGATCCATCGATTGCTGTACATGTACCACCGGTATTTACAAAGAACCGATTACCTAGCGGAGGATCACCTGTAACCATCCCCTTCACATATGTTTCAACAGCTGCCAAATTGGTACTCACTTGACCAAATGTTCCGTTTGAACCGACGCCAAGTGAACTAGGTCCCGGAATGTTATCCGAATAACTGTACGATGGTCCAGTCATTTCGGTACCTGAATTTTCTAAATTAGACCATATGGGATTGTTACCCACATTCCCTGGGTCACTTGCACTATTAGACATGTAAATGACAGATTATGTATATGATACATTTTATTTCACGGAATTAGAATTGTGTCAATTCCGCCGTTAAATCTATCGATAAATCCGGAATAATGTAGTTCTTCCATACAGTACTTTTTTATATCAAACTTACTTTCTTCACTGTAATTCGGATATGATTTGCATACATTTTCATACAAATACCTCCCATATAGTTCATTATTTTCATAATAAATAACAGGTTTATTCTTTGATATAGTTTCTAGTCCTTTTGAAAAAATAAAATTTTCAGCGCCCTGTGCGTCACAATGAATGAATCCAATATCATCTAATTTCATGTTATCAATTGTTGTAACATTAATAGACTCTCCGTGTTCACCTAAACCAATACCTCCAAAATTACAAGCTAAATGACTTTCTGCCGCATATCTCTTAGAGACAACACCACCACCGCCATCCAAATCAATATCATTCATTTTACACGTACCTTCGTAGCAGAATACACCCAATTTATTAGGTATAATTTTATCCTGTAGGTTATTTTGGCGTATATTTTGAAGAAGAATGTCATACATTACAGACTGTGGTTCGTAGACAAATACCTGTTTATTATTTAAAAACGAAGAGTACACTATACTTGATGTTCCACAATGACCTCCTATTTCTAGTATATTTTGATTTGGATTGATAAATCTTCTCAGCTTCAATAAAGTGTCTTCATCCCAATAGATTCCACTTCTAAAAGCGCTTCCAATATAAATTTCATTTTTAAGAAGTGTAACAAGACCATATTTTGTGGCATATGTGTCCATTTATATATTTAATATACGGATGGGTCTATATTAAAATTTCTGATATTTCATAACTTGCAGACGAAACACGGGATTTGTCAACGCACATGGCCTTTGTGCTAGAATCATTTTAGCAGTAGATTCAAACTCGTAGCCAAATTTTTGAATACAATAAAGTAGAGTTAAGAATCCACTTCGATTAATTCCACACTGACAATGTACAAAAACAACTTTTGAATCCGAATCTCGTAAAAATCTGTCCATTGTGTTAGCAAACCGCGGGTACCAACCAGTAATATCTACGGATGTATTGTCAACTGCATTAATGCATGCATATTTTGTAGGATTATGTTCACGAAACCACTGAGGGCTATCTGAATCTTGAGCACAGTTTACAACATGAGTTATGCCATGTTTTGCTATGAAAGCAGGTGTTACCATAAATCCTGCTCCAAACATTATCGAAACATGAACTTTAGCTGGAGGATCTTCCATCCATCCTCGAGAATGACGGCGTAGGGCCTTCCACGAGTCATTCATACTTGATACTTTAAAAAGACCATATTGTCTAAAAACGGACTTCATTCTACTAAATCAGAGAGAAAGCAATAAAATGAAGACAACTATTGCTAACCTCTACAAGATGGATAGGCATGGCTGCCGGAATACACAAAGTCTAAACACAAGCGAACATTTCGCAGTTCTAACACAAAGAGGAAGAGTAATTGCTGTAGGCAGAAACAAAGCTGCAAGTCGATCAAGTGGATGCGGTTGCAACGATCAAACAATTCACGCAGAGTGCGCAGTTGTGAAAAATCTTGGCGATATTTCACAACTTCGTGGTTGCGTTTTGACGGTATTTCGACTGAACAAAAAGGATCAAATCATGCAATCTAAGCCCTGCCACGACTGTCAGGTATTCCTGACCAAGTGTATGGAAAAGTGGGGTCTTAGGCGTGTCGAGTATTCGTAAAAACGGAATAAAAATACTTTTTTAGTTTACATTTCAAATAGAATGTCGCTGATCTTCACCAACATCGATGGACTATGTGCAATATGCAATCTAACAACGAACAGGTATTACAGATGGAATTTTCCTGTTATGCCATACGCAGACACGGCAAAATACAGCCATAGCATCGTTCACAACTTTGAGAACCATGCTATGCTAAAAGTAGTGTCAAAGGAGACAGCAAGAATTGAAAAAATTGAAATAAGTCCACTCGATTACACAGGTATTGATTGGGTAGAGGACTGGGTAGCTGGTGATCCACTGTAAATATATTTTTTAAATGAGACTACTACCCAGTGTACCTACTACATAAGCAATAGCTACAGCAGCCGCACCTAGCACTGCAGCACCCGTATAGGATACAGTGCCGCCCGTCGTGTACGTATGAGGAATGTACTGAAGTAGGAGACTGCGAGGAGTTGATAGCGAAATGATTACAGCAGCTAAGAAAAATCCAAAATACATCATTAGGCCACGAACCGCATAACGAATTGAGCTAAAAGTAGCATCGTGGTTATAATTTGTTACCGCAGGCTTATTCTGGTTGCTCGTATTTACCGGAGCAATAAACGGATCAACTCCGCCCGTTACCATGGGCGCAAACGTAGTCGACTGAGGGAGACTGGGATTCTGAACAGGACCACTTCCTAGAAGAGCACTTAAATCGGTAGCTCCACTATCTTGCATTTATTTAGAAGAGGGTATTTCGCACGTAGCATCTTCCGCAATATATTGATAACATTTTCCATCGATTGAAACGATCTTTTTAATTACTTCAGCTACAGGTAATGCTAAGGTCTTTCGTTCTGCAAATGGCTTGTGAAACAACATAATGACTAACCCCATTCCAATTAAAAATGAAATAAAAGATATACTTCGTTCATTATGAAGTATCTTTATGACTTGAATCATTTGTTTTGAGACGCGATGAAATTAAGAGACGTTGTATCTTTTGCACATGGAACTTCTTTTGATACAAACTTTACACAGCCGGTTCCAGTATAAAACTTCGATTTATCACCAGGCGTGGGCAGACATTTATCAGGACGAAGTGGTGGATAAAATACCGATACAATTAAAAATCCTACAAGTACTCCGGCAAACAACCATAAAATAGAGACCATCTCTTTATACAATCTCTAGTACTTTATCCATAATTCGACCCATTGTTTCGTCATCATCTCCTGACCATGTAAGAAAGATTGGAGTCCGCCCAGGGGATGGGCGAATGCCGTAGACCTCATTGGGTAGCCAGTCTCCAAAATTTACAACGATATGTGCCATATGAAAGATACCCTCCCAGCAATACTCGTACTTGTTACGGTTCACGCTAGGTGTATCAACCAACACAATAGTTGGAGTAGTATTTATTGTGGTTCGAACGTTAATCTTGTCATCTAGCGATTTTCCACCAGTAAACTTGTTATAGAACTCTGACTTTGACGCTGCGTTTGGTCCTCCAACGAGGATAACAATAGTAGCGGAAGGCATTTTTTTGAAGTAGATCTAATTACGACTTATTATATCCGTTTTTATTCATTTGTATGAATAAATGGAACAAAGTGTCCTAGAAAAGATTCAGGATCCTCGCGTGGAGAATCGCTACAATATGACGTCTACATCAAAACAATATCCTCCTCCTGCTCACGGTGGCCGTATTCCCAATTTCAACGATGGTCATCCATCCTATGGAATAACGTCAAAGCCTTGGAAGGAAGGTCCAGCTATTGAAGGTCATGACCCTCGTTCTGATCTAATTGGTCGTCAACACAAAGCTACTCCTCTAAACACTGTATTTTTTAGCAAGGGTAATATTGATGTTTTACAGGATAAAATTGCCGAACACGTATGGTTGATGAGTAATAAGCAGTACCGAATTGATCGTCAGAGCGATGACGATCTCGAGATCATTATGCGTAGTTATTACCTAATGTTTGGTCAGAACAACGATGCTCGTGTTGCCGAAGAACTAGAAGATTTAAATCGTCGCGTTATTGGCTACGCTAGCGCGAAGATTTATTCCGAATTAGAGTTCTATCAATTTTATCGCAAAGATATCGAAGACTTTGCTCCTCCGATTGCTGGTCCCGTTAACACTCAGGTGTATGGAACGCGCACTGGTGAGTTGAAGTCGTTTTTCTAGAGCGTTTGCAGACACAATTTCTTGCAGAGTATAACCTTCTTTGTTCATCAGTTACATCGTCGGCAAATTTCATTCCAAAAACGTGTCCAACAGATCCACTATTTAACTGAATAGCATAGCCGCCCGAATCTATAGTAAATGGTGCATTGAGTGTACGCAGATAATTATATGGCCCACGAGTATCCTGAGGGTCACCCCACACAGGCAAAATCCAATCAGTCATACCAACTTTTGTTACAGTAAGTTTTGTACTGGTGTTATACCTATTCCTTAGAACACTAATTGGAATAGTTTGTTTAGTTGTTATAGTTACAGTAACTATATTCCCCTGTACAGGATCACACGCTTCAGCTGCATATAATGTTTGTCCATCACCTATATCCCACCAAGTATTTGCATTATGATCACCTAAAAGCTCAAACACTTCGTGCGATAGAACTTGTGCAACTGTTTGAACAGAATGATCTGATGAATAAAGCATTACACCTCCATTGTCTAATATCGTTTGAGCAAAACATTTACCGTATGGTATATTATCTGTCTCATAATGGTATCCAAGAGCGCCATTTATATAGGCGTTATCAAGTAAAGATACCTTTAGTAGAATAGATGTTTGTTTACCTTTTCCAACATACACTGCAGTGTACCTTGGAAGATCCCAATCTCTGCAAAAACGAGGCAGAAGAATATTTAACGCAGCTGTCATTATTGCACCGTCTGTATCGGTGACCACTGTGCTCGAATTTACAATAGCTATCCGATTCATTTTGTTCTTTTGCGTTAATTTATTTGGTATGGTTTGGAAGCCTGTTATAATGGATCTACGAGTATTTCATGATCGAATTTATGGTAAATATCAATCGCAATTATATACATTTGAACCCACATGGGATTCATTTCGACCTATAGAAAAAGTTGGTTGGGATGGAAAACAGTACAGTGTAGTTGATGCAAAATATAAGACGGATTTATTTAGTGAGTTTTATGGGTATGAATCGTCCGAACAAAAGAAACTATGCCGTGAACTTGTTGAAACAACTGAGCTTGAAAATGTCTCAGAAGTTACAGATTCGGTCGAATTTTGGAAATGGTCGGGCGAAGTGGAAGCAAAGTGGTTCCGCGATCGTCCTTGCGTATTTGCAAGTCCATGTGTCACCAAGGATTGGGTAAAGTATTTGAAATATTTAAATCTTCGTCAAAAAACATTGCGTCAGTATCCTAGAACTCGAACAACAAAGCGTTTACTGCGAAAAGTTGGTCAAAAAGCTAAATGAAAGTGAACATTATATCAAACTTTCAGGCAAATACCGGCCTTTCCCAAGATTCAAATATTCTGAGAGGAATATTGACAGCTGTATATGGAGATGCAGTACAAATTTTTCGAGTTCCATATGTCTTTCCTCAGTGTGCTGAGGCAGATGTGAATATCTTTCTCGAAGTTGTAAATCCTTCTCTATTTTCTTACGCACGTCGTAATATTTGGATTCCTAATCAAGAATGGACATATCAAACATGGATTCCATACATAAATATGTTCGATGAAATTTGGGTAAAAACAACTGAAGCTCGTAAATGTTTTAACGAAGCGTCTAATTATAAAGCAATTGTTAAACAAATTGGTTGGACTTCACTTGATAAAGGTTGGAACCCCGAAACAATAAAAAAGAACTATTCTAAAGCGTTGGTTCCTGTTGGTAAGAACATTTTTCGTAATCCTAAGCCTATTCTTCAGGCATATGCCCGTGTAAAGATTTCAGATGCTAAACTATATTCAAACCTACCCGTTCTTCATATAGTATATTCGCCCGATCACATACAGTTTCACGTTCCTTCCGAAATAGAAGATAAAGTTATTTTGAAAAATACAGTTCTACCTCAAGATGAATACGATATTCTTCTCAAGGAATGTGGTATTTGCATATGCATTACTGCTGCTGAAGGATTTGGGCATGCAGTTGTCGAAGCAATGAGTGTTGGGTGTAATTTACTCCTATCACCTATTTCACCGTTTGTAGATGATATTGTTGGTGCAATACAGCCAGGTGTTTATTATGCAGAAGCGTGTGTAACTCTAAAACAACCGGATCGTATCGGTGTTCTTGTTGATAGCAGTGTACCTTCTATTATTCAAGCTTTGAGAACTTATGTAGATATACCGTTAAAAGATAAAATAGACAATTCTACGTTTATTCGTGATTTGTATGAACATAACCATAAAAAGTGGATTGACCGAGTGCGTGAAACTATTTCTGCATCGTTTGATCCATCTTTACCAGTATATACGTTAAACGATGTATTTCCTAAGGAAGAAAATTTGCCCGACGTTTCTATTCTCACGATTACGAAAGATCGCCGTTCATTTATGCCTCTCGCAAAGTATTCGTATATGATCCAGTCTTATCCTGAAGATAAGCTTGAGTGGGTAATTGTAGATGATGGAGAAGACCCGATTGAAGATACACTTATTGGAGTTCCCAATGTAAAATATGTAAAATGTGATCCGGGCATGACAATTTCTCAGAAACGCAATCTTGCAGTTGAAAGTGCAATGTATGATATTATGGTTACTATGGATGACGACGATGTCTATCCGAACAATAGTGTCTTACAGCGTGTAGCTATGCTTCTAAAAGAACCTGTAAAACAGTGTGGTTTCTGTACTACAATTCCTTGCTATGATATTACCAAATTTTCATCTTTTGTGAACGTTCCTCCTATGACACTAACCATGTCTGAGCGTGTTTCGGAAGCTACTCTAGTCTTTACTCGTCAGTTTTGGAATGAAGGAAAGTTTGATGAAAAAGTTCATATCGGAGAAGGAAACGCATTTATTCGCGGTCGCGAGCAAATGTGTAGAGAGCTTTCGCCTCAGGATGTGATTGTAAGTTTAGTTCATCCAAAAAATACTTCATCCCGAAAGGCTCCTACACTCAAGGAGCCTAATGGATGTCATTATGGATTTAATGAACAGTTATTTGCTATGGTTACTCAAATTGGAGAAGAGCTTAATACTTCATGCCAAAGAGCGAGCGGCGGCGACGGTGAGTCTTCTTAGTGCCACGGCGACGGCCACCCTTAGCGGCCTCAGTAACTACACCCGTGGCGGCCTTGTCAGTTACGACATCCTGACCAACGACCTCACCACCGGCAGCGCCACCGCGCATCTTAAGGCCCATCTTCTTGAGCATCTTGCGCACCGTCTTCTTCTTGACCATGCGGAGCTTCTTGTGGGAGCGACGCTTTCCACCGGCCGCCGCCGGGGTTAGAGGAGTGAAGGCTTCAGCGGGAGCAGGGGCAGACATTTTATACTTAACTAAAGAGAAATTGTTTAGGCACTGCAGGAAAGACAGGTGGGGTCAACCGTGAATTTTTGCGCAGATGAAGCTGCCTTTGTACGCAGATAATAGCAACCAGTTTTCAATCCCTGCTTCCAAGCAAACATATGCATTGATGTAATCTTAGCATATGTGGGTTCGGCAAGGAACAAGTTGAGTGACTGCGACTGACAGATAAATGGGGCTCGGTCACGAGACATCTGAATTAGGGTCTTCTGTGGAATCTCCCAAACGGTCTTGAATAGCTCACGAACATCAGCAGGAATCTCTTTGATGTTAGCGATGCTACCGTTCTCTGCCATAATTTGACTGCGAATATCTGATGTCCACATGTTAAGTTTTACAAGTTCTTCTACTAGATACTTGTTTACGATCATAAAGTCGCCACTCAGCACGCGACGAGTGTACAAATTAGAAGTAAATGGTTCAAAACACTCATTGTTTCCAAGAATTTGAGACGTAGAAGCTGTAGGCATAGGAGCAACGAGTAGTGAATTTCTCATTCCACCTGTACACATTTTACGTAGCATATTCCAGTTTAGATAGTCAGTTGTGGGCGTATCGTTCCACAAATCAAATTGCATTTTTCCTTGACTCATAGGCGAACCTTCAAAGCTTAGATACGAGTTATGACCGTTTAGCGCCAGTCCACGCCATTCATCTCGCGTTGCACCCAACATACTTGCAGTGGCGGCTGCAAAATAGATGTTTTCAAAGATTTCACGATTTAGCTTTGAAGCTTCAGGAGATGTCCAAGGGATACGAAGCATGGCAAACACATCGGCAAGTCCCTGAATACCAATTCCAATTGGACGATGACGTTTGTTAGAATATTCGCACTTGCGAGTCGGATAGAAATTTTTATCAATTACGATATCCAAATTATTAGCAAGAACCATAGTATACTTTCGTAGAGCTTCGAAGTTGAAACGATAGTCTCCATCGGCAGCATATGAACGCTGAACAAACTTAGGAAGAGCCAGAGATCCAAGGTTGCAAACAGCCGTTTCATCTGGAGATGAAAATTCCATGATTTCCGTGCATAAATTTGAACTCTTGATCGTTCCAAGATTCTTCTGATTGCTCTTCGAATTTGCAGCGTCCTTGTAGCAAAGGTAGGGTGTTCCTGTCTGAATTTGAGCGTCCAAAACCATCTGCCATAGCTTCTGGGCGGGCATTGTCTTGCGGCCCTTACCAGCTGCCTCATATGATGTATAAAGCTTATCAAACTCTTCACTGTGAACATCGTCTAGTCCGGGACATTCACGAGGGCACATGAGAGTCCAGTTCTCATTCTTTTCTACGCGCTTCATGAAGAGGTCGGGAATCCAAAGACCATAGAAAAGATCACGAGCACGATCTTCTTCTGCTCCCTGATTGAGCTTCAAACGCAGAAAGTCCTCGATATCTGCATGCCATGGTTCTAGATAGATAGCAAAGGATCCGTTACGCTTTCCACCCTGGTTTACATATTTTGCAGTATCATTGTAAACTTTGAGCATTGGTACGATACCCGTCGACTCTCCATTCGTTCCATGAATCTTAGAACCACGTGCACGAATGTTATGGATTGAAAGTCCAATACCTCCAGCCCACTTGCTAATTTGAGCACACTCGCCAAGTGTATCATAAATTCCCTTGATAGAATCTTCACTCATATTCGCTAGAAAGCACGACGATAGCTGCGGGTGATTTGTTCCAGAATTGAAGAGAGTAGGAGTTGCATGAATGAAATATCCTTCCGAAAGAGCATCGTATGTTTCCTTTACCTTCTCATAGTTCTCTCCATGTAACTGAATCGCTACACGCATCCACATATGCTGAGGACGTTCCCAGACAGCGCCGCTCTTTCGGCGTAGAAGGTATCCTTTCTCCAGAGTTTTGAAACCAAAGTAATCAAACATGAAATCACGTGAGTAGTCGATCATCCTTTCAAACTCCAAATTCTGTGCAACGCAATAATATGAGTCTGCAACAACTCCTTCATCGAACAAAACTTGCGCCGAATCGATCAAACGAGTCGGAGTATTCTTGTGGTGATTGTCAATTACGATACGGGCAGCAAGCTTACCATAGTTAGGATGGTAACGAGCCTGCATCATGGCACAGGTCTCGGCAGCAAACTCATCAAGTTTGGAAGTAGCCATTCCATCCTGCAGCTGGTTACATACTTTCTGAGCTACAAGATCGGGGTTTACATGTTCTAGACCATCAGATAGCTTGCGTACACGCTGTAGAATTGCATCAAAAGAGACCGGAACACGGTCACCGTTACGTTTAATTACATACATATGGTCCATGTTAGTTACCATTCTATATATTGATAGTCTGAGAATCCGTTGTCAATCAATTTGATGCAAGTTTTACAGAAATATGCATGGACTGTAGTTCTTGAATAGTTAAACGTAATGTATACGGAACTGTCAATGTTGTAACTTCTGTATCTTCAGCAGCATCTAGTTGTCCTGTTTCGGGCTGGAATAAGAACTCTGCTTTATCCGACCGTTCCATCAAAGATTCATTCAAAAACTTAGAAATTCCATGTGAGACTAGAACATCGCGTTCCATTTCGCCGATGCGTAAACCACCTTCATTCGCACGACCTTCTACGGGTTGGTGAGTGAGAAGCTTTTTAGGTCCCGTTGATCGTGAATTAATCTTATCTTCAGTCATCAGCTTGCTTCGAATATAATACGTAGGGCCAACAAAAATTTCAGATTCCATCATAAGTCCAGTTTGTCCATTATATAAAAGTTCATGACCATATGGATGGTATCCTGCTTTGAGCAATAAATCTTTTGTCTCCCCTACACGATTTTTGTTTGTGAATGGTGTTGAGTCTGATATAGCTCCCATTTGTACACCCAACTTTGTAGACATCATTTCAATAAACTGACCTATTGTCATGCGACTCGGGAATGCGTGCGGATTTACAATCATATCTGGAATGAGTCCGTCTTTTGAATATGGCATATCTTCGGTCATAACTCGCATACCACACGTACCTTTCTGTCCATGACGAGCAGAGAACTTGTCGCCCAGTACAGGAATACGGTGTTCAGCTACACGTATTTTCACACCATGTAATCCCTCGGGCGTCGTATACCGATAAACGGCATCTACAACACCATGCTGACCTTTTTTAGGCATATACGCTTTATCGGTGTATCCGGTAACCTGTCCAGATGCGTTCATAACCGGAACAACAATTCCAACCAGAACTGTATCTTCTGTTACATGAGATCCTTGTTTAATAATCCCATCGGCATCTAATAGTTCGTAGGATACATCTTTTTTAGGAATTACAAGATCTTTAAACTCCGAGTTGGTCGTAATGTTTGCAAACATTGCATGAGGTAACGTAAGTGGATTAATATCCTTATTTGGTGCCATGTATGCACCTGCCATTTCTTCGGCAACATCGTATGAATGATAGTACGTTGTATGAAACATTCCGCGCTGTAAAGATGATTCATTTAGCAGAATAGAATCTTCCTGATTGTAACCAGAATAGATAGCCAGCGCTACAATTGGATTTTCAGCATACGGCATACATCCCAGAATGTGAGGAGTTGTCCATGTCTGAGACAGAGGACGCTGAGCATAATTTAACCACGTTGCAATTGTATCGAATCGTTTATTAAACGCTGTATTGAACCACGAGCATGCCTGTTTGACCTGTTGACAACTGAACATATTACGAGGAGCCTGATTGAAATCTGAATTGGGGACTATGCTGGCAGATGCAGAAAAGATTGCCATTCCGTGAATTTCAGAGTGAAGTTTTTTGTTGAACGGCTCCATCGAAATCCGCAGACTTTCTGTCTCTTGTGCATCTATATAGTCCATCAGTTTGGAAGTTAAATCATTCCACGTCTTCTCGCTTGAAACTAGAGAACCAGTAACTCCTTCACGATAAATTGGACGACACGGTCTTCCGGCATCTGTAAATATGATGTATGTATTTGCAATACGACTCCAGCAAAGAGATACAAACTTTTGAATATCACCACTTCTGCGCTTTTTGAGTAGCATCGAATGAAATGATTCTGTATCGCTTTCAATGACTCCAACTAGATCTGAATTTACAAAGATCTTTGTCCATTTTACATTCCAGGTCGAAGGATGTATGTCGGCTAAAATTGAAAATGTTTTAAAAGACTTTACATGTTTCATAATTTCTACAATAGGGGTTGCAGTTGACAGAGAACAAAAAAGAGTGAATGATTTGATCATGCCAATATTTCCTCCATCGGGATTATCCGTAGGACATAGTAGGCCCCAGCTACTTGAATTAATACGACGAGGCTCAACTAGCTTTGTACCTTTGTCCATCTGAAGATTAATGCGACGCATGTGGGCAATCGTTCCTACGTATGAGAAACGACTGAGTTCTTGCGAGACACCATCTTTACCCGCCCACTTTCCTTTGAATGACTTTTCAAACCCGTTTAAGAATTCCCTGGCTTGCCAATAGTAACTGATTTTTTCAGGCTGAATGAGATCAATAAGCTTGTCACCAGCATATGTTTTCTGTTCGAATTCAATTCGACTATCAAGTTGAACGGTCATATTCTTCGAAACTTCTTTGTACAAACGACGAAACTCTTGAAAGCATAGGTCACCTCCTGCATCAAGACGCTTAAACCGAAAATGATCACGATTGTCGGGTTGTTCGGCGCCAATAGCAACACTCATTGCAATCTTGAGCATGTGGCCAAGTAGGTAAGCTTTGCGGCGATAGAATGATGACGTAGATTCACCTTCCACTTTCTCACAGTGAGGAAACAGCGACTCGTACAAATTAACAAATACAGCTCCATTGCTACGAGTGCGAGTTTGGCGCTTTAGAAATAATAAGTCGGGATCTTGATCCTGTTCATCTTCTAGAGCCATCTGTTGACGAGTAAACTTCTCGTGAGATAGAACAATTTCAAGAAAAATACCATCATATAATGACCTTTCATCCGGATGGGTTCCACAAAGTGTTATATCGTAAATGTCCTGATGAGTTGTGAAACCCAGAGCATAAAACACGCTCAACAGCGGAACAGGTTTATTGAATCCTGGAAGTGTAATTACACTTAATCTATTTGTAGAAAAATCACCATAATCAGAAACTTTTTTAAGTAAATCGGCGTCATCTGATTTCTTATTTGCAGGAGGAATAACTAAAAAGTGAGAGTAAGGTCCGCGTGTTCCGTCTTCTGAGATACATCGGATTCCTGATGTATATTCGTACTTTTCAGCTTTGGTAGCTTCTGAGATCTTGTCTTGAATTGCCTTTTCAGTAAGTCCGCGTTTCTGTTCCTCGTCGGGAACCTGAATACGTTTGCTAGCATAAAACATGTTATCACCAAGGCGTTCCTGTGATAGAAGAACCTTTTCAGCTCCACCGATGATAAAATATCCTCCAAGTTCAAAGTTACACTCACCTGCGTCATACAACTGCTCGGATGTCATAGACGAAAGGTAACACAAACTACTTTTCAACATAAGAGGCATTTTTCCCAAAAGTACGTTTTCAAATTTCTTTGTAGTTGTTTCGTTACCAATAATGAAATCAATTTCCATTCCAACACGAATTTCCAATAAATATGTCTTGTTCGCAAGACGACACATGTGTGGTAATATTGCGTTATTCATTTCATCTACAGGCGGTAGATATCTGATCTGATCACTATTACGACCACCAACATAAATATGTATAGAACGGCTATCGTTTAACTTTAACAAAATAGGGTTAGATGCCTTGATAAACACAGGAATCTTAGTTGTTAACAAATCACTATAGGAATCTAAGTGATGGCGAACTAATGGATTTGTTGTACTATCAAAAAATGTTTGAAATACATGTCTTGCGATATCCATTCTATTGTAGTTAATAAAGAATGAACTTTGTTCTACTTTTACTACTGGTGGCTGTGTTTACATTATTGTTTGTCTTGGTAGCAAAATATGTTCTCGGTGTTCATATTCAGTTGCCAACAAACTCCCAACAGATGTCTCAGTGCCCAGAGCGTTGGAACTATAATATTGCAACAAAAATGTGTGAGCCTGCATATACTACACATTGCTTACCATTTAACCCCTCTGCAGCAACACTAAATAGTGCAGCAGCAAAGTGTAATACGGCGAGAAGCTGTGGTACAGATTGGTCTGGGGTTTGCAGTTAAAAATGAATGGGCACGGCGGGGATTGAACCCGCGACCAAAGGCATATAAGACCTCTGCTCTACCACTGAGCTACGCGCCCAATCTTACTAGACATGATATTCTGTAAATCCGTTTTCACGAATTATAAACTAGACTATCAAATGAAAACGATTATCTATATGCATATTTGCGGTATAAATAACTGGAAAGAGATAGTTAAAAATTTATTTGATCGAATCAGGTCAAGTGGCCTATATGATAAGATTGATGAACTTCGTTACGGATTTCTTGGAGAATATGACTGTTTAAAAGATGAAATTTTTAAAGATCCAAAGTTTCACAACGTTTTATGGTCGTCTGACATACACCTATACGAAAGTGCTACATTAAACAAAATATGGTATGCTGCAAAAGAAGAAGAATTCAATGTTCTTTATTTGCATAGTAAGGGTGTTTCGTATAATGGACAGGACCAGAGAATTATAGATTTTGTCGAATATTTAACGTATTTTAATATCGACAAACATGAAGTCTGTATAGACAATTTAAATAATGGTGCAGATGTCGTTGGTGTTAACACATCAAATTTTATAATGTTTCATTACTCCGGTAATTTTTGGTGGTCTAAATCGGCATATATTGGAAAATCAATTCAGTATTGTGTTCATTATGCGTATAATGCTCCTGAATTTTGGATCACTTCTCCAAGAGAAGGAAGATACGTTGATCTAAATTATTTAAATGAGGTTTATGATGACATTTTTTCAAAATTAGAATACAAAAATAAACCATTAAACATTAAAAAATACAAGTACACCCTAGAAATCACTTAATCCTTTTATTCCAAATTCATTTTCATAAATTACTTCATTAGTATAGTAATGTATTCTGAAGTTTACAGACCTAATGTTTTCAACGAAGTTATCGGACACGCAGACGCAAAGAACATTCTCGAGACATACTTGAAGTCGAACTTTTCAAGAACTGTATTTTTAACCGGCCCGCCCGGAATTGGGAAGACAACTCTTGCGTTATGTGCCGCTCGTACGTTTGAATTTGAACCACTTGAAATTAATGCAAGTAAAAGTATCCGCAGCTTTGAAGATGTTGAAAAAATTAAAGATGCATGCCGTTCAACCGTAAGTATTCAGTCATTTTTGCGTGGTGAAACAAAACGAAAGACTTGTGTTATTTTAGATGAAATTGACGGATCCGACCCACACGCTCAGAGTAAAGTTATTAGCTGGATAAAAGATCCAATGCGCAGAGTTCCTGTTATTTGTACAGGAAATGAGATACCTACGTTATTCAAAAGGAATACTGAAAGTATTGAAATTGTTCGATGCTTTCCACCAAGGGCCTGTGATTTGGAAGCTATTTTTACAACAATTGACATTCCAACAGTTTTGAAAGACTGTCAATATGATGTTCGACGTATGTTAAATCAAATTCAATATGGTACATCTGATAAACTTCCTAAGTTTAATGTTCCGCCGACGGGCTTACCGATAGAGAAGATGTTCCTGATGCGACAGAAGATGTTTGACCTACAGGATCCACTCGAACATCGTGACGACAAACAGGGCAGCGGACACTCATAGCAAACCAACTTATCAGGCATGACCGATGAAACTCGTGGCTACAGTGGCGAATACGAGCACCTGCGCTTGTGATTGAATCTTGACAAATTGCGCAATTATTTTCTGATGATGCAATGTTAGTAAGTGCGTTATCAATTTGTAGCTGTGTGGGCACTACACGCACGTTCTCCATTGCTACCGCAGTATCCGCTAGTGTGAGTGTAATAACATTTGTAAGAAGCTGGTTACGAATATTATCACGGTGAAGACTTTCTATTATCCGAAGATAGCGTTCTTCAAGACTCAAAAAATGTTGAAGCGCATGTCCACGCTGAACATACGTTATTCCATTCAAATTGCGAGTAAAAAATTGTACACGGGCTTCAACGAGTTCGCCTACAATTTCCATTAGACCCTGATCCATTAAAAAATATAATCACATTGTTTGAAAATGGTTACAGTCCAAGCCTCTTATTGCGAGCAGCTTCCTGCTTTCGCATCATACGAGCATGCCATTGAGCTGCAAGTTGATTTGCATAGACTTCCTTATTGTGGGCATTCATATAGGGTTGTTCTTTATTCACAAGCCTTACAGCGTATTCAAGTACCACCGAATACTTCTCCGCCACGTAGTTCAAATCACCGGGGCCAATATAGAACTCAGGGGCCGACATATTTACATTTGAATTAAAAACAAATTATAAATTCGTTTTACCCAATACAGAGCCGGATATTAAACAACATCACGACTACCATAAGAGTAATTGTGAAGGGAGATGATGGAATAGTATACATCATCAACGCAAGAAGCATAAATAGGGGAATATTCTTCCACATATGCTCCTCGGCCAACTTCTCAGAATGTACCGACATTTTGTTATCGTTAAAATCAAAAACAAAGTATAAATTCGTTTTTCTAAATTTACGTGAAACAAGCCACGATATGCTGCAGACCTGTTACCAGAATTGCACCTACTCCGAAAAGAATGATGCACATCTCAGGACAGACGTTGAGCCTTGGCTCCGAAGGCTCGTACGAGCGAGGCCGATATACGTGACCCATTTTGTTAGTGTTTGAAATCAAAAAGTATAACTTTTATAAATCCGTTTTTCTGTCAACCCTAAAGCGAGCTGGCAAGTATTGTGAGAGGGATCGCAAGATAGCTCAACCCAATCCCAACCGCCATAGTCCCCACAGGACCAAGTAGATAGCCAAATCCAACCGCGGCCGCAACTGCTGCAATGGTAGGAAGCATTTTGACTTTTGAAACAAAAAATTTAAACTCTTATAAATCCATTTTGCTAGCGGCGAATAAATGCATCCATCGGACCACGTTTGTGCTTCTTCAAATACTGAGCTCCCATAAAGAGAATATCATCGAGCTCCTTCTCTTTGTAATCCAGAATTTTCAGCGTTGCTTCTTCTTCTGTCATCGTTTCCATAAATTCGGTCATCCATTGCTTGTAGTTATTTTTAGACTTGTAACCATCCAATTGCTCAATTGCCAACGCAAAGAGTTGAGCTACTGGATTCTGTACCTGATTCGTGATGTAAAATTCAGTATCAGGAGTTAGCTTCTTTTCACGTACATAATCGATTTGTTCAATTCGTTCACCTTGCTTCTTTGCGTCTCGTTTCTCCTTGATGTACACATATGCAAGACGATCACCTACTTGAGGTTTATTACCCGCATCACGTTCTTCCATACGATCGGCCAGAACACGATGGGCAATCTGTCCAGGATTTTTGTAATCATCTCGCAACTGTTTGGTAATTACATATTTCTCAAGTGGAATCTTATTTTGCAAAATGTCAACCAGAATATTCTTTACGAACTCTTGTGCCTTCTTAATGTCTCGATGTTCCATCAGAATATCCAAAGCCCCACCAAACACGTCTTTTACGATCGGAGCATTATCCCGTCGCTTGAGAGCTACACCCATAGTCATACGCTTGCATTTGGTTACATCATCTTCATACTTCATTCCTACATAGCGCTTACGGCAGAATAGAATGAACGGAAATAGAGTTTTTTCATATTCAATTTTATGTGCTGCACGGCACTGACTGGTAATTGACTGGGCCGCTCGTTTTCCAAGTTCAATTGATTCGGCCAAATCTTTAGTTGGAAACTTGATGAATATAGAATCCGTGTCGCCATATATAACTTCTGCTTTGAATTCGGTCTCAACAACAGACTTTGCAAACTGAATACGTTCGCGACCAGCTGCAGTTGTACATGCTGCTACCTCAATCTTACGAATGGGTGATGTCTTGCTACCAGCCTGACCATACACCGAATTAGCTACAACTTTGTACGCTAGCTGCAGACCGTTGAGAACTGCTTTCTGAGATTCGTCTTCAGTCTTTTCCATGATCTTTCGCGTTTCCTTTCGTTTCTTCAGTAGGATGTCCAAAGTGAGAGGCAGAAGGCCAACCGTTCGCTTATCATCGGTAGGTTGCGCAAAACCACAGGTGACGCGGCCAGTCGATTCGCCTTCATCATTGTGGACATCATAACTAATTTCATCAATCTTATATCCATTCTTTCGGAATTCTTCACCGTCAGTTCCTTCATGTCTCACCTTCTTTCCCTGTGAGTTGAACTCCTTCACAAAGACAAGTGTGTCGGGAGACAAATTAAATGCAATCATATTCGATGGATATAGTGAATTGAAATCCAAAACAGAGATAGGCTGATCTAGATACATTCCAATTTTAGGAGGCAGAACAATTGCACCTTCATATGAACTGTCTCCTTCAAATCCTTCCTGTGTTAGAATGATCTGATTACGCTTGGAAGCATTGTACACAACTGCAGAGTAGATCTTAATTCCTTGTCCTCTCAGAAAGATATACGTAATCGGAACACGGCATACGTCTGCCATTCCACGTGCATTTACAAGCGTGTCTAGTTTAGCCATCACAGTTAGAACTAGATCGCAATCCTGAATACAGTACTTTGCAATCAAAGCTCGCTGATCAGGAGTTCCGTGGTGAGATTCGAATATATCTTTAGGTCCAACGTCATCCTTTGCAAATGACCATTCCACATTTCCAACTGCATCGGTCAGTAACTCAATTTTAGTTTCAATCTTGAACGATTTAGGTGTTACTTCTAATACTTTAAATAGTTCACCATCCCGGTAAGGATTTGTGGTATTTGTCATGATATCAAAACGAACCAAGTTTCCAACAAACAATCCGCGTGTACTGTTGGTTACAATTTCACAACACTTGGGACTATTTTTGAAAGACTTGACCTTATCACGCAAGAATGTAGATGCTACATTATCAAGCTTGTACGAGTCTAGATTTTGTTCACGACGAATGCTCAAAAGAACGTCAATTGTCATACGCCCAGGCATTTCGATGTATCGTACTGCAAACTTACCACTTGCAAGTTCAAACGTTTTCTTCTCTGTCTTAACACAGTCATCTTTGCCACGACCCCATTGTTTTGCTACGATTCGACCAAATTGAAGAGGGATGTGGTTATATTCGGCTCGTTCTGCAATATAACCGTCGTCAAAACCAAATGTATTGTATCCGCAAAGAATATCTGGGTTTTCTGCTCGGATCAGACGCTCAAATCTCAAAAGTAGCTCCTTTTCAGTTTTACAGCAAATATATTTTACACTTGGATCTTCTGATGGTGTTGTATCGCCAAGTATGAGAACATATCGTTCTTCAGATTGCAGCATACTATCACTCCAACGCAAACTCACACCGATTTGAATGATTTCATCGGAAGAGTTTGAAGCCATCGGAAACATGCCAGACTCGGAATAGACTTCCAAATCATACGATGCTACGAGCAACGGAATTGTAATTTTTGAATCGGGAATGATTCCTTGAAAATTTACCGTATAACAAACGTCTACGTTCATATCTTCACCGGGATCTGTTCTCTCACCTTCAAACTTGAAAGGAGATGCTGGGCTGATATCTAAAATATGAAAGAGACGAAGAAGTGGAGGTAGATTCGTTTCATAGACCATACGACCCATTCCTTTAGCAGCTTTAGAAACACTCTTAAACAGCCAAATTGCCGGAGCAATAACTTTCCAAACTTTAGTAGGCGTAAGACCCGAAAATCCATTCATAGCATCCAATTTTGATTCTTCTAGAAATCGCAAATCTGCAAACGATAGTTTTTTGTCGGAATAATCGTTGTAAGCTTTTTCAAGTTTAGTCTTTACTGACGAAGGGGTATCGCCTTCTTTATACTGAATGTAAAAGTACGGACAAAATCCAGTTATACGTACTCTTCCAATTTCTCCTTCTTCGTTGCGACCATAGGCGTCTACAATATACTTACCTTTGTCATCGGATTCAATCCAATCACATGGTTGGAAGAATACCATCGTTGACTTATATTTATTTCTGTTGAATCTTATTCGTTTTTTATATGAACGATGTGTAAAGAGATGGCAACAAACGCCGGTCTACCGCAATTTTATGCTAATACGCGCCAAGGTGAAGAGCCTCGTCACTTGAACCCTGATACGAAGTCATGGTTTCCTTTCTTCCCCGAGACAGCTGCTCCGCCTACTTCTGATTACCGCGGAATGGTGCCGCGCGGAAACTTCGGTAATACAAAGGAAGGTGGCTCTGGAATTGACATGCATTCAGACCTCCTCTGGGGTGCTCCGGGCACTGCTCGCACTAAAGGTCCTAAGCAAGTATTTGCTCGTCCCTTTGCTACTACACCTTTCCTAGGTCTTGGTACAATTGAAGGCATTGATGACCAGAGCCGTGTTATGTTTGGTCATGCAACGGCAAATCGCAAGTCGATTCAGACAGTCACTGACAAACAGTTTCCGGTTTTTGAGCCTCTGATCCCAGAACGGGAAGCTGACATTCCTGAGAATAATTATTTTGTAGAACCGTTTCTTCGTGGTGGGTTAGTCTCGCGACTGATTCCTCGCGTGCGCGTCGATTTAACAAAGTAGGTGAAAACTGATTAATTGTTGAATCACGTCGTTCGTCCATTTGCTTATCAAGCTCCTTCATCATTTCTCGTATTTTTTGTAGTTTAACACTTACTTCATCCGTTACACGTTTCTTTTTAGGAGGCAATTCTGTCTTAAAAAGAATCCTATCAACTGCTAACGTAACATCATTCGTTTGAGAATACATTTCTTTTGCCATAGCAATATCACAAGCGGTGAGTGTACAAATCATATCAATTTCTTCAGACATATTTTATTGTTTCAAAGTAAATAACATGAAGATATCTTTCATTGAGTCACTCTGTCCTCCTGCGTTGCTATATCTTCTATATAGCACTATTCATGTCGCGTTTGATGTGTCTCTTGGTCTTTATGCCACTGCGCTTATCAAACTAGTAATGGTTGTTTCAGGCGTGATCATCCTTGATGCACTGTGCAGTGTTGAGCTAGGCATTGTGTCGTGGGCAATTGTTGTCACACCTTTCATTATGGTTGCGCTGGCGTCCTCGATATCTTTAGGACTGGGTCTAGATCGTATGCTAGCTACGGCAATCCAGGAGGGATTCTCTGCTCCTCTTACGGTTGACAATCGCAAGAATCGTGATAAATTTATAACTCCGTTGAAAAATCAGGATGCGTTACCTGTGCCCAGCACTTCTATCTTTTAAAATATAATGTTTCTCTATCCAATTTATCTTGAAATTTTTAAACTGAAACTGTTTATTCGCGATATTTTTTGCCCGGTTCGTTCTCGTAGTGTAATTACGGCTCAGAAGTTTCCGTGGTTATGGATCGGTGCAGAAGTTACTCCTGGTAATTTTCTAAGCGTTACAGATACGGTTAATTCACAAATCGAACCTGGGACTACAGTAGATGTTGAATTCTTAGAGAGTGTAACAAGCTTATCAAATGTTATTTCGTGGAAATATTTAGATGCCGAAACGTTAAAAGAACAAGAATTCCCTCTAATTGGAATAATAATACAGGAATGATTCCTGAAAGCTCTGAAATAAAAAAAAGATTAAAGCCTGAGCAAACAATACATTTTGTGTTGTATCCTCAGAACTATTTTGAAATAGCAGAAGAATTTACTCGTCTTTCAACTTTATTTGCTAAAGAATCTTTTTTTGAAAAGATCTCACTTTGGATTGAAATGGTTATAAGTCCGATTATCAGTTTATGTATGTCGTTATACTCAAACACCCCGCCGAGTTTCTTTGCAATGATGGGCTTTCAAAAATGTTTTCAACTCTGGCAAGACTGGTTTGAATTTAGAAGACTAGCTATAGTAATACGCGAATGGACGAATATTGTTCGTTCCGTTGGCGGACCCTTTATTTCAACAAATGATCCTAAATATCATGTATATGTGTATGCGGATGGAATGCAAAGAATTCACAACTCTTTATTGAGCAGGAGGAGCCTCGCCAAAGAAAGTACTAAACGTGTTTAATAGTTCGGCACCCTGCTCAATCGCAGGTTTCATTTCAGCTAAAGAACCCATTAATTCTTTTTGCAACGAGAGTAGCTCTTTGGTATCGCGACGCATACCACCAATCTGCTCAGGACTCAAATTACGGTAAGCATGTAGGATTGTAGTACCAATATCTACATGCGGATCATCGGTTTTAGGAGGAGCCGGCTCGGGAGTCTTTCCCTTTTTGGGATTAGGGTCATCCTCTTCATTTTCAAAGTTCTCCTTTGTAACCATCGAGATTAGGTAGACAACGACAAGTCCAAGAACAACTGAAAATGTGTGATTCATATGAAGGCCATATTTACCAACTAGATAGGCAAGAACAACCCATACAACCATAGAACCTAATTGACGCTGAACAAGAAGTACAGCGACTGCTACAAATAAGACTCCGGCTACAAGTGTATCCATTGTTTAGATTAAAGAATCAAATTTAATGAGAACGAATGAAGCTTCCACCAGGGTGAACACCATTATCATTAAAGGCACCTAGTTCAGGACCAGCAGATGATCCAGCAGGACCCTTGGTGTTTACACGTTCAACATCAATGATACCACGAGAGCCACTTCCCTGAAAGCCAGCAGCTACAGCGCCATACTTAGAACCACCACGGTGCTTACGGTGACGGCGTGTCACCTTACGACTCTTCTTACCCTTGCGACGACGACCGGCGCCAATCATCGAATTGCCACCACGATTACTTGCCGCGTAATGTCCCATTTCAGAGGAGGCCTTCCACTCCATAGCTCCAGGAGCGATTGCACCCGAAGCACCATAAAACCCACCCTTCATTGTGCGACGCTTTTTAGTGTGAGTGCGCTTCGTATGTCCCTTGCGGTGCATTTACTTTAGTGTGGGAATGTTTTCTGCAACTGACCACTGATCGCCTGATTTTATACATTTGCAATCAAACTCGTCACCTTTCAAGCGCAAATAGAATGATGTATTTATATCGGGGACTTTTAGAAATCCGGTAAATGGAACACTTTCGTAACAATCGGGTAAATTCATCTTGACAAAGTGAATAACTTCTGACCCGTCGCATTCAACAAAATAGCCTGGCTTGGCCACCTCGCTTGGGTGTTCTTCGTAGCCTTTAATGCTCGTTGCAACAATATCCGACTTGTGAATAAATTTGACAGTTCCTGGAATATGTGATGTAAACATAGGCAAAAATATTTTGAGCCAATTATATCGTTGCTCAAACGTTGATGTAGCAAATACGCAGTTAGAATTATACATCCAAATATCAGAGATTACAAAATCAAACAAGCCGATCTTTTCAGCTCGAAAAAACGTATCACCACATATACGTTCGTCTACAATGCAAGGTAGTTTCTTGCTTTCTGTACTTGTAACCCACAAACACGTAGGAATGTCTTTTTCATACGTAAAAATTATCCAGCCGTTTATACCTTTAGTTTGCGGAACTCGAAATGTTTTCACTTCAGACGGGACGGGTTTCCTGAATACCAGGCGGTAGTTCGGGGTCCAATCGTAGAGAGTCTGAAGCCGGTTTGCGAGGTTCATACTCCGGTAGTTGTATAGAAGGAGGAGGCTGTGTTAAAGCAACCGGAGGTGCTTGTTGTTGAACTACAGGTTCGGTAAACTGAACACGCGGTTGTTGTACCGGCACATCGCGATATATTACTCTCGGTTCGGGTGGGTATAAAACACGTGTTACAAAAAATGCAGTGACTTGAAGAACAACCATCACCAAAATGGTAGATAAAGCTGTATATAATAAATCACTAATTTCCATTTCCGCTTTATTCAACCAAAAGGTTTCTTAACATTGAGCAAATACGCAATGGACTCCGCTATAGTAGTAGACCAAGTTGAAGAAGTAGTCGCTAAGCTAGAAGAGAAGGTTGTCGAACTAGCTCCAAAAGTTGTAGAGCTAACCGATGCTGCGCTTGTTCAAACCCAAGCGGTTGTTGAGGATACCACTCAGAAGGTGTCGGATGCAGTTACAGCTGCAGTCGAATCAAATGTTATTGTTCAGAAGGTAGACGCTTTGATCGAGTCTAATCCGGAAGTGAAGGCCGCTGTTGAGAAACTAGAAGCTGCACTCGTAAAGGAAATAGATGGTCGTATGTTTACTTGCTGGTGTTTTGGTTGGTGGTGGTCGCTAAAAATAACTGGTCGTGATCCTCGGAAACTTCTCGCCACGCCATCTCCGAGTACCGATGTAGTTCCACCTCTTCCGAGTACTCAGGTAGCGGAATGGTCCCCTCCCAAGTCTCCTGTTGTAACTTCATGATGCTATCCGAGAGGAAAAAACGTCGTCGAACAAGAAGTTCGGGTAAATAAGACCAACCGTCGGCGCACCATAAAATATGAACAGATTGAACTGAAGTAGCTTTAGGTTTAAAATCAGATGACCAGGGTTTTACTACTACTTCCATTATTTACAAATGTAGGTTTAACAGGTAAGCCCATTTTCTGACGCAGTTCGTCGCAGTGTTGAACAATTTCTGCGAGAATGAGAGTGTCGTAAATTGAATTATGAAGTGAAGTTGAAACTGGTTTGCGGTGAAACGCAAACTCATACAGTTCACTCAACTTTGGCCAGCGGTTTCCCCACTGACCCGGAAGTCTACAAAGATCGGTAGACAGTTTCATGGTACACTTGCGACGATACTGAGTATCATTCACCATAATTCCCAAATCCCATCGATACGCATTCATCAAAACATTGAAATCAAAATCCATGTTGTGTGCGACTAAACAATCGTATTTTGCATTCGTAAACTCGGCCATTGCTTGACGCAGAGGCGTTCCGTTGTTCATGGCAAAATCGTGAGTGATTCCGTGAATTTTGGTTGAATCAATTGGAATTGTCCATCCGACAGGTTGTATGGTGAAAGACTTTCTTGATTCAATTTTATTGCTATCTACATCTAGAATTACCCAAGAAATGGACACAATGTGTGGCCAGTTATTAGGTCCATTGATTGCTTGTACATTCCGATTTACTGGAAGACCTGTAGTTTCTGTATCAAAGATAAGTAGCTTCATTTTGTTAGTTTAAATTCGTATATCTAAACTTTATCCGTTATGCATCAAATAATAGCTGACCACGCCAAAAACAACCGAGTGAACGAGTAGTCCATAATTTGTCGGGCAACCCATCTCTGCTACCTTGAACCAATAGGCCATAGACGGAGCAACTGTTTCAACAAGACCGCCAATTAGCTTATCTACCATCTTGTATGTGAACGGCGAACTCACAACATAAAAAAGAAGAGCCAAAAAGACTGCACACTGAAACTTACGGCTGAACATTATTACTATCATAATATTTTAAACGTGCAGCTCTGAGTTCTTCAGGAGTTCTAACAACTGCTTTTTCTGGCTCAACAACATTTCCTTCAAGCTGACACATTGCCGTCCACTGCTCTTTGGTAGTGTTTTGAAACGTCTTCAAACAAATTGAAATATCTTTGGGAGTTTTCTTACCCATATGACGAGTGTAATCGCATGTCGTCATAACAATGTATTTCTCATAGGGTCCCGATCGCATGCATAGTGCATAGAATGTCGAAAGCTGTTTCCATGTTAGGACATTCTTTTTAATTGTTACATGTTTCTTATACTTGCACTGCACTGCAATAAACTTACCCTGATGTTGACATACAATATCAATTCCAAAATCTTGTCGTTTCAAACTAAGTTGGTCTAAAATTTGATCCGGTACATCTTCAAGCCGCCACACGTTATCATATTTCTTTACAAATTTAAGGTACAACACACAGAACTCTTCAAAGATATCACCGCGAATCTTTTTGTTCTCACGCGTTCGCATTTCGGTAAACGTGTGAGCCGGTTGTTCATACCATTTGTGACACTCGGAAAGAAACTCATCGAACAAATTTTGCGGCGTTTTCAGCAAAATTTGGTGAAGTACGTCTTTCATATTTCGATTCATTTAGTATTATCTATTTTGATTTCGTTTTTAATTACTTACGCATCTTGCCAAACTTCTTTAGCACAGAGCCAGCCGTGTAGAAAACGAGGAGGGCGCCGAGGACGGTGTAGACAACCGTTGTGGAATCACGCGCACCCTGCATGAGCTTGGGGACCTCCTGTGCGAGGAGGTAGAGACCGAGAGCGAGGAGGGCGAGCTTGAGGAGAAACTTGAACATTTATACTCTTAAGATGGGAAAAAACTTGAACCTCAAGGTTGACTAAAACTTAATGAATCCTTCTTTATTCATGAAATAGTATGCAATACATGCAGCCGCTACCAAGTTTGCAACAGAATGCGCGTACATAGACGGGACTGTTGATAAGGTATAAATGTGCGATAGAACCACAATAGTAATACCAACGTAATAAAAAATCAGATGGATGTCCATTTATATTAGGATATGACTTAAATTAATTTGAAAGCAACTAGCCCAATTAGAATTAAAAGTGATGCAGCTATCATGAAGCCAACGGAGGAAACACTATTGAATCCCGTTCCCTTTACAGAGCTTTCAGTAAGTCCTATAAGATTAGGAAGAAAACTTACACAAATAATTAAAATCACAAACAATACCAACCGTTTAACCCAAACGTTCATTTTATACTATGAAAATGTCTTTTTTGTTTGAATGATGGCAAGTATCCATGAAGGAATATTGACTACGACATTTTGAACAGTAGTTAAATCGTGGGGAACGGGAGAATGAATATCAATTGTAGTGCTTTCACATACAAACACAATTGCGGTTACCAAAAAACATAACCTCTGTTTCTGTAACGTAGGTGTCCAACGCAAACAATGAAGTTTAAAAACAGCATCGATATAGGGTGCCAGGACGCCGGCTTGCACTGATTTTTTAGCTGCATCTAACACAGCTTCCCAGAGCATCCATACGACCAATGTAGAATAGACTTGATCTGAATAGGGGTTGGGTCGACTTGCACAAACTAACTGAGTCTTATTTTGCTTCTTAAACTGACTCGAGTACTTGAGTATCCAGCCACACCAATATAAAGCACGAGTTACATCACGCGTTTCGCCTCTCAAGCAATACACAAGCTCGTTAAACGGAATATAAATTTCAAGAGGATCGTCGTTCTTTACGAGTTCGCGGCCATAGTTAGCTGACGGTGATTTCAAGTTTTCTTGAATAGTCAATGGAAGGAAATCGTGTTCTGGTTTAATTTTAGGCATTGTGGGTAATTTATGTTTTCGGCAAAGTGCCAGTGTCGCTGCAGCTTCACAAATAATTGTTCGGACTTCTGGATTATTACGTATATCTGTCATTGACATAACAGAATACTGAGATTCATATGGAGCAAACTTTTCATACATTTTGATCAAATATAAAAATGAGTTTGGAGCTGCTCGGTTAATATGAATCGCTGCGGATTCAAAAAGTGTTTGCCACATAGAATGAACAAGTCCTGAGCATAAAAGTTCAAGAGCCCAGTAACATGCGTAATCTGCGTGACCTAATTTTATGTTTTCGTTCAACACTTTATACACGTGTTGTCTCAAATGTCCAGAGAAAGTAAATTTCTGGAAATCTACGACTGTTCTTGAATCAATTACGTTCATTAAACTTTACTTATTTTGAAAAACTATTGAAAGTAACTCGCGACAATTAAGAACAAGTGGGCCATAACGATAATCAATTTTTTTAACTATTTCTTTGCACATTTTGATTAAAAGAACCATATCTTCATCCATTCTTTACTATTTCAAAATTTGATTTTTTAGCATGTAATTTACTTACATCTACTATAATCGTTCGTGAAGCTTCTTGTCTGAGTACATGTTGTAAAGGGTGTTTCATGGGCTTTCGTTTATTTTTAAATCCAAACCACAAATACCAATTATATCGCAAACGTTCCATACACAACATTTACTTACTAAAATAGACTAAATACTGATATTCTTTCCCACAACGAACCATATCAATTGTTTCTGTATGACGGAAACCACTTGACTTGATTATGTTTATCATACGCTCTTTGGATGGCATGACCCAGTGGTGTTTATTTTCACGATACTTCTTACCGTCGTTATGATCTTTATCGTAATAAGTTAATGTCTCATTAAACGTCGTCGTGTCTTCATCCTTCTTCTTATTGAAACGACCAAGATACTTGAACTTGTCGAAATAAATGGGAGAATCGGTTTGACGCTCGTAGGAATACTTTTGCAAAGAAAATGCGGCAAACGGGCTAGCTAAGTTCAGAACAGGGTCAAACTTGTCTGGATCAACCATATGAACTACAAAGAATCCACCCGGTTGTAACCACGCATACGCATTATCCGACAGTATCTTTGGATTTTCAAACATGTACACTGAAAAGTTTGTCAGAATGCAATGAGTTACTGACTTTTGAGGAAATAGTTGAATTTGTGTTACATCTCCTTTTTTGAACGTAGCACTCGGGCAATTTTCTCTTGCCTTTTTCAACATACTTTCGGAAATATCAACGCCAGTATATTCAACGCCCAAGTTCTTGAACCAACAGGCATGCGGAGCTGTACCACAACACATGTCAAGAACTTTGACAGTTGCAATTGGCCAATCAGCTAACGAGACATCTTGAATAGAAACTTGTTCATAATCATTCTTCTCCTTTGAATGCCAGAGCGAATCATAAATGGCAGCGTATGTATCATCGTACATTTCAACCGGATCTTCATGAGTTACACTACCACCATCTTCAAATCCTTCAATTGACGTGTACCATGTGGTGATGCTGTACATCAAAAAAATTAATACAGCAAGAAATAGATACGCTGTTTCCATTATATTATGCTTAGCGAAAATGACCGTGATAGCAAAACGGATTGTAAAAAGTCATATTAAGTGAACAGTACAACTCGCATCAACGCCAGCCCAAGTACTCTTTCACGAGCCTCTTCGAGCAGACCAAGACACAGCGAGAACAAGATGCCGATCCAGAGACCTTGGGAGATTAACGTTGGTGAGGATCAGTGCGTCATCTATCATGAGCACGGAAGAGTCGTGCAATCTCTAGCTAGTGGTGACACCCAAGTTTGCATACATCTTGATAGCGCGCACGTCTACGAGTTGAAGTGCCCTGGGTGCGACAAAGAACGCATTTGGCTGTCTGGATACAAGTTGCATAAGTTGAAGTGTATACGTGATGTCTGTGAAACATGTGCGATGCCCGAGCCGATAAATACGTACGATCACGACTGCGTCTTTAGGACTGCGGCTTCGAGCTCAGGGTTTTCTGAAGTCACTCAGTCGTTAGATCGCACGATTGTGCTGTTCGTATTGCGTACACCCCCAACTTTGAAGGAGCTGCCTAGTCTGATAAAGAAGGCAGTTGAGTGGGTTAAGGCTAACGGGCGCACCAAGGAGGCCACTATTAAGTTTCTCCAGGAGAACCCAGTGTGACAAAAAACGGTGAGCACCGACAGCTCCCCATACATGAGATTTTTGGGTTATATTTTTCACTTAGCAAAACGGATTTGTAAAAGTCACGAAAAAGAGATATCAGACAGTTGAAAGACTGTTGGGACGAGCTTGATCAGCTATAAGCATATCGACAGGTATGCTGAGTGGAATTTGAATTGTATAGGAAGGTAGGTTAGCGGCTGCTGCGAATATATGAGAGAGACTAGAGGTTTTGTAGGAAATCATAGACATATTGCGGGGAGGTGCAATAAGCGGGTGTAATGTGCACACGGGGTTACGTAACGAGGTAACATAGTATAATGCAAGGAGGAGCATTGTATACAGAGATTCACAGACTAGAGTGGATTTTTGTTTTAGTTTGGAAAAATGGATTTGCACGACCTAAAATTACAACTTAGCAAAACCCACTTTCTTAAAAGGTAACGATGGATAACTATCCGATGTATAGTATGGTTGTCCCGAAGAATGGAGCTTTGGTATACAGAAAATCTGAGCCGGAGAGTTCAGCGTGTATTCCCATTTTCTTCCTGTTTCTGTTCATCTATTTTATCGTAGTATTCTTGCAAATGGGTTTGAAGTAAAACACTAAAGTGAATTACTTTTTAATTTGAGACTGCAAAACGGATGAGAAAAAATCAAGAAAAGAGATAGCAGAGCAACTAACAGGTTGCTTGGATTCTTAAATGTTGAACAGCTGTTAACTGGCCAATATTTAGAGAGTAAACGGAACTACGGAACCGAGATTGAAGTATTAAAAACACATCAATTTCAAACGCGTGGTACACTGTTCGTGCGAAGGAGGTGCATGACAGTACAAGAGGACAAATCTTGTAAAGGTAACTTATATTAGTACACGAAAGTGCACTTTGTGAATAAGGAAATGTTCGAGTATGATTTGGACAGCTAAGATAGATACTACAGATTACAATATCGCTGAGGCGAGTTGTGATGCCTGGGGATTCTTATGAATAGCACAAATCAGAAAAAACATGACCGGAAAGCACATTGAACACAATTGCGAAAATATGACATTATTTGGAGTTCACAGTTAATAACTGTGTTTCGAGATAACGGAGATCAGTTTAGCTGATCACGGGAACATATGCGAGGAAAGGGGCATAAGGTGGGCGGTTTAATGCATAACAGTGCATTAGCGTATGAACGTGCTGACGTTCATATGTAAAATACCAAGGGGTCTTTAATAGAGCAGGAAAAGACATTGTATAACAGCATGGAAGTAGCGTTATATCAAAGAAAAGAACATTTAGCGGTGTTCAATTTTTTGCTTTCTGCCTCCAAGCGCTGGCGGTGAAGGAGATATATATTTTATAATTTTTGTAATTAATAAATAGATTACATATAACCCGAGAATACCAATGATTCCGTAAAGCAAGTATGAGATCCAATCGAATTGAGGAACGGGGGATCCTTTTAACTCTGTTAAACGATTTAGAACATCTGTATCTATTTTTCCTTTATTGACTTCTTCATTCAGAAAAGCCAGTTCTTCTTCATCGCCTTTCTCTTGATTTTTTAGTGTAGCTGCTAAATTTACAAATATATCTTGTTGTTTTTTCTGATCCTTCAGGTTGTTATATTGAGTTGAATATTGAGATAAAACGGGTTCTATTTCTTGCTTGGCAATTCTGTCTTTTTCGGTTGCCAACCAGGTGTTGCCTTTTAGCAACGTATAGTACGCTACGCGAGCCTTTTCATATGCTTCGGGATCTGTATCTTTATTTGTAGTGGCAGTATCAAGAGCTGTTTTTAGCCCATCAAGTTGTTTCTGTCTCTGACATGCCATATCACACACGGGAGGTAATGGAGGACCAGATGGAGGAGAAGAAGGCTGTGATGGCGTTGAAGATTGGGGAGATGATGTCTGATTGCCCATTATTAGGTGTTCCGGAAATTATATAGTAAAGTCCAATTAATAGAACGGCAATAGCAACTAAGTGTATCGTTGATCCAAGAAAAGAACCAAAATAATAGATAATAACCACCGAAGCAACAAGTATTAACAATTGTTGGATAATAGGTCCAGTTAATCCTAACTGATCAATTATAGATTGTGAATCTGAAATATTTGTTTGCAATTCTGCAATTTCTCTTTTATTTTGCGTTACAACACTTTTATTCATACCAAATGCTTTCTTAAAGAATCCAACTACATCTTTTACTTGTTTATTGACAGTCATAACCGTAGTTTGATTAATGTAGTCATTCTGTAATTTTTTTACAGTGAGATCGCGATGTTGATCGAGACTTGAAAACATTGTGCCGGCTGGCGAAGGTGTTTTCAGGAGTGTGTTAATTTGTTGGGTGACAGTGTCGTAATCTGACATTCTCTTATCTAATATGTCTTCAAAAAACTTAATGAGATACCCTTAGATAGAAACGGACGAATCGGGTTCACGCCATCACCTCGTTGCTTAGGGTAATCGGCAAATGACGGTTTAGGATGTTGTGACCGCGTAGCATCTACTAGTTGAGCCTGTTGACGACGCATGGCAGTGATAAACGACGCATCGGTGCCCGGACCTTTCTGAACACCGCCTTTTATATTGAAAGAAACTTTGCTTAACGACATTTATTTATATGTGGCAAAATGTAATGGATATCAAGAATTTTCAAGATTCACGTGGCACTGTTTTGTCAAATTTTGAGAAAAGGTATGCATCTTTAAAAACACAGTACTCGGCAGCTCTTTCTTCTGCAATTTCAGAGAAAGATGCTACAGCCCGAGAACCACTTATTCAGAAAGTTCTATCAATAAACAGCGAGTTGTCGTCTGCTGTTAATACTATTGCGTCATCTCTCAACGAAGGAACTGAAAAGTTTAGCCCAAAAACTCTTACAGACTTAACGAATGATCTTATTCAATATCAAAAAGACTATAATGAGATCACAGAAAGCAAAGATAAGCTACAAACTTTAAAAATTATAAAAAACACAACTACTGAAAATTTATCGAATGCTCAGTGGATGTATAATTTATATTTGTTTGGTCTTATTTTTTTAATAATGATTGTTATTTATTTAGTTTTTCGAACACCCTATCAAAGCATATTTAGCACAATGGCTGTAACTGTAAGTGCTCCAGCAGTAACATAGTACGGCATATAATTAAAAGATGGCTGAACAGTAGTTTGAGGAACCTCGCGTAGTTTGGCAGCTGTCAATTCATCATGTCCAGAAACAATATTTCGCTTTGCATCTGTAGTTTTTGACTGCAAATCGCGAAGTTTACCTTCTGTGTCCGACTTATAAAAATTTGAAATCGTTTCATTCTGTGTATCGACTTCAGATTGCATTGAAGAAATAATTTTGTCAAGACCCTCCTTAGCAGATTCATATGCTGTTTGGTATGCAGCTCCTCCGGTTGTTGCGTACTGTAAAAAATTATCATGGTAGCTACGCGTTAATGTTGTAAACTGACTATCCATTGTATTTAATGATTATAAACATTTGTTAGACAATATCGGTAACGAGTATTTGTCGCAGATGCTTGATCTAGTCCGGTTATTTCAACCATATCACCCGGTCGAACACCAATCCACTTTGCCATAGCATCTTGTGAGTCGATCCAAGGACATTCCATTGGGTCTTTAATGTTAAATCGTTTCATCATCTCAACCTTTTCTTCCTGTGAAAGAATCCTGTGTTTAGGTACGTCACGATGACGGGGGATATCAATTTGTAGCTTGCGAAGTTCAAACAGTTGAACGAGGACATTTTCGGACTTTGAAATATAATCACGAATGAAATCAAGAACTGCCTCAGATGCTTTAGAATGCGTAACAACAATCATTCCACTTGTATGACCATTATCTGACGCATATGTTATAAATGCTTTCATATCCCTATCACTTACTCTGGTTTTGTTACTGAATACGATAAGCATTCCTCCGAATGTGTACATTGTGGTTTCATCGGGTGGACTGCCAACTGCCTCAAACCCATCGCCTTTAACCCCTCGTGCAAGAAGCATTGACTTTAGATTATCAAGTGCTCGATCTTCAAGACTTTTAAATTTAACAGGCTCCATATTTGTTATCAACCTAATATGAAAAACCTTCAATCCATTTTCCGCATACTAGAGTAAATGAAGGACAATTGGACATACATTGTACTTCTAGCTGTTATTGGATTACTCGGATACGTTGTTATGCAAACAAAGGAAACATTTGTTCCTGAGTTCTTAGAACAGGGAAATGTAAAGGCGACCTCTGGAAATAGTCAGTCATCCTATGCACAGAAGACAAACCATTTTGTCATGACGCCATCTGTTATGGAACCAGTTTCCGGTGTTGAAACTCCTTTTCGTGTGAATATGCATAATTCATTCATGACTTAACAAGGAACATAGCATTATTAGCAAACCATCCCATATGATACCCATTTTTCATGTGATCTACCATATGTCTAGTATGATCGAGATCAACAACCCAACCGAGTGAATGAAATCGACGAATCCAATCAATTTTCCATCGACAATTGATATGTCCAGTTCCACCTTGTCCAGGAACTGCTGCCGAAAAAATAATTTTATCACATAAACTGGTTATATTTGTAAGAACAGGTAACCAGTTCGCGTCATCAATGTGCTCTAGAACCTCCAAACAAAGTCCTAGAGTGTTTTCTTTTTTAGTACGCTGAAGCGGTTGTGTCAAATCAAATTGTACAACATCACGGCATAGTGCAGCATTGACAGCATCTTCGGAAAATTCATATCCGACTGACTCAATTGCAGGAATCTGTTTTTTTATTTCATTCAAATATAGACCAGTCGAACAGCCAAAATCTAGAAACGTAGAACACGGGACATGATTATTAATATAATCTGCAAGACGAACTGCTTGTGGATATTCATCGTTTTCAATTGATTTATGAAAATCACGCGAGTACATTTATTTAAAGCTATGGTAGACTGTTTAAATAAAAATGAGATTCCATGTATTCTCTCTCCCACATACTATTACTCGTTCCGATTATTCCGCATGCGCTTTTACACAGAAAGTTTTGAAGTTTTGTAAAATGATGACCGAACGGGGTCATACGATTTACCATTATGGGCACGCTGACTCCGAAGTTATATGCACTGAGCACATTGCTGTTACTGACAACGAAGTCCTTGAGAAAGCATATGGAATTTACAACTGGAAGAAGAGCTTTTTTCAACACAACACCGCCGACCATGCTCACCAAACATTTAATAAACGTGCTATTATTGAGGTGGGTAAGCGCGCCAAAAAAAATGATTTTGCGTTATGCTTCTGGGGATACGGTCATCAGCCAATTTTTGAAGCACATCGTCAGTTAATTCCCGTAGAACCGGGCATTGGGTGTCCCAATAAAGTATGCACCCCGTATGCAGTGTATGAATCATATGCAATTATGAATTTTGTTTATGGAAAGTACGACAAGTCTCCTCACTTTTATGATGCGGTAATTCCGAATTATTTTGATACAAATGATTTTGAATTTTGCGATACTCCTAAAGATTACTTTGTTTTTGTTGGTCGCATAATTGATTCTAAGGGAATTGGCCTCGCGGTTGATGTTACAAAAAGAATCGGTGCTAAGCTTTATGTTGCTGGTCAAGGAGATCTCGCTGCCGTATGTGGCGGCACTATCCCCGATCACGTTACTGAAATTGGATATGTAGAACCTGCTCAGCGCAAAGAGCTCATGAAAAACGCGAAGGCTCTGATTGCTCCTACATATTACAACGAACCGTTTGGCGGTGTTACAATCGAAGCTCTTTTCTGTGGAACTCCGATTATTACAACCGATTGGGGAGGTTTTGCAGAGAATAACCTACATGGAGTAACGGGATACCGTTGCCGCACGATGGAACAGTTTATATGGGCATGCAAAAATATTGATCAAATTTCTCGTCAGGATTGTCGCGATTGGGCGGTTAACAATTTTAGCTTAGAACGCGTTGGTCGTATGTATGAGGAGTATTTTAGCACAGTTCTAAAAGTTCATGATGGTTCAGGTGGGTTTTATGCAGAAAACTCAGAACGCACTGATCTTGAATGGATGGTAAGGTATTATCCTACAGGATCAATACAGCAGCATCCGATGGTCGCTGAGGAAGTGTCCCAGCAGCCCGATGTTGAAGCACCGTCTCCCATGTAGATTTGAAACTTTCAATGTTTTTAACAATCCAATTAGGATTGTGGTCAACCGTTTGTTGTTTTATTTGAGAAAGCTCCCAATAGAATATTCTATGATCATCCTCTTCGTTGAATATTTCGGATCTCCAAACCGGAACCGTTCGACTATCATTAAAATGTTTGTAAGTAACCTCTCCAGAATCTGTAACCGCAAAGAATGATTTATACTGAGATTTGGAATCAATCCACTCAGTATAGGTTAGCTCCTTAAATTTCATCTCAACAAACTCACATTTTGAAATGCGAGCACATTCCATTTGAAGTTGCATTTGACACATGTACTGAGTCGAAATAGGACTATCATCTAGTACACGACTGATAGGGCACTTAATTTCAATCAGACGATTATGAAGGGGATGAGTAGAGTCAAAATGACGAAGAATACCGTCGGGAGATGCGCCTAGAAATGAATACTCTGGATGGGGAATACATGTTGTATCCACAATTTGAAGTCCCGGGTTTTGATAGCAATAAATATCTTTTGCTATTTGTTCAAAACGAGTACCCCATACAAGAGAACGAGCGCCCGATCCTTCTGATGAACGAGGTACAAGTTTAGACATCACAATTTCATGTTTCATTGCAGGGGTTGCATCTACACATGCTTTAACAATTTCCGAAGCAGTTAGCATTTCTCCTCGTTTTTGATGCCACTCTGCCGTTCGTTGGTCATTTTTTCCGTACTTTACAATTAGCTCATATATCGGATCCTGCATTTATTTTATAACCTATCCTATTATATAAACCGATTCCATTTTAATGCTGAGAATGAAAACTATCAAGGCAATGGAAATTCAATCGCAAGAACAATGGGTGTTATATCGTTTAGAAAAGTTTTATGCCGAACCTTCTAACTTTAACCGGGTAAAAAATATTATAGACGGTAAGTCAAAAATTTCACTTCGTCTTATTGATTGGTTTGTTACAAATTACTCGAAAAAGTATAATGTAACTTATGTGACTAAAGCTCAAAAACATATGATTGTATACCTATCCTATAAGTCGCATCTCAAAGCGTACAGCAAAAAAATGTTTGACCCGTTCTGTCGTTGGAAGCGTATTAAGTTTCACGAGATGGAAACGACGGTTGGCCAATTAAACTTTTTTGAATGGGCGATAACGGATGAAGTTCTTAAATACTTGGAGGATCATCAAGAAGAAGTTCATAAAGACATGGAAATTCGTCTTCAAGATTCGAAAAAGAAGGAAGAGCAACCGAAAAAACGCCATGAGCTTTCAAATTCGGCCACAAAGTCTATGAAGCATCATGATACGCGTGTAACTATTTCATTTGATTAACTGTATTATTAACAAATGTTCTCTAAACTGAGACCCTCACTTATTTATAAAAATTTATCTCCTGAGATTGCTAACCACGATCAGGATATAGATGCAGATGAGTGGGATTACAATGGTCGTATTGTCTATCGTGGAGTAGTTGATCCTCAATATCAAAAAGAACAGCTTTCTGTTTATTGGTTGTATGATTCCGATTCAAAACGAGTTGGTCTATCTGAACATGAAAAAGATAATGAAGAAAAATTTGAAGCACTATGGTTCCGTGACAACGAATTTTCCACTTTATTCCAGGAAGAATGGGTGTCGCTTGATAAAACAATTTGGTCTGCATTAAGTTCTGAAGCATACCAGGATTGTTTGGAAGATGACTTTTCAACTGTAATTGACCGTACGCTTTCATCAACCACTCGTCTCGTAACGCCTTCTTTTATAGAATCATCCCCAGCTATTTATGAATGCGAAAGATGCAATAAGAAGTCTATTTCAGAGTTGAAAAATTGTTCAACCGTGAAAAAAACATATCTAAACTTTAATTCTATTCTTTTTGTTGATTCAAATTATGTTTTGTATGTTCCGCCAGTAAACTCTTCTGTGTGGTCTACGCTGAAGATCCCGCAGCCTTCTTACGGCGACTTACAGGCTTCTCCTCAGCCGGAGCCTCTACCGGAGCAGGGGCATCCTCCTCTACCGGAGCATCCTCAGCCTGCTCAGCCTCAGGCTCATCTGGAGTCTCATCCTTAAAGACATCCTTGGCAGTTACGCGGCTCTGAGGATACACACGCGCAAACGTGAGCTTCCATGAGACACCAAATCCACCACCGGACATCGTATAGATGCTACCGCTGATTACTAGACTTGCGCTAACTCCCTTGGGGAATACACTAACGATTGACTCCGGAGTTGCATAAATAGGGTTACCACTTCCATCTGCAATGTCAGACTTTACACTGCCATCGTAGACAGGAATCTTGACACGAAAGCTAGGCGAATACTTGCCATTAGGAACCTTCTCACCATTCACCGTATCAGTTGAAACGGATACGATCTTTGAGAAGCTATCACGAAGTGCTTCAAGAGAGCGCTTCTTGCCAAACCACTTTGAGCTGTTGTCAAATGCCTGCTGAATAACCGTGTCCTCTAGACTGAGAAGAAAGTTGTAGAGTGCACTCGTCTCAGACGAGTCCGTGCTACGTTCCTTTCCGAACTTATCGCATCCATCTAGTGGAATACTCATAGTATATGAGCTTACACCCGTCTTCTCATCCGTGCGAACCCAAATTCCACCAGGAATCTTGATCTTTGCAGGTAGACGAATCTGAAAATTCTTACCGTCTAGTTTCCAATTGATAGGCGGATTGCGGTTAGATTTTGCCATACCCACTACGAAAGTTAGCTTGCTCGTGTCAATCTTGGAAGGAGATAGGATGTCGAAGTTGCTAGCCATTTTATCTTGTTGTACTTTTTATACTACACATTTGATTTAAATCCGTTTTTAATAAAGATAATAAGATGACACTATGCTCGGCATGTAAAAGTTTAACATCAATGGATCGATGCATATATGAAGCAATGACAGGCACGATATTTTGTAAGCGTCACATTAAAGTAAAAATACCACGCGTTTGGTCGGTTGTAAACAATATTGATCCAAAAGTTATTTTGATTCAAAAAATATGGAAAGGATATCATATTAGACGTCTGTTGCGTCTGGCAGGACCGGGTGTATTAAATAGAACAAATTGTGGCAACAAAGAAGAACTGTTTACATTTGACGAAGCTAAAACAGTTAGCCCTTTTGATTATTTTGCATTCGAAGAAAACAAACAAATATACTGGTTTGACATTCGAAGTATATTACAGTGTCTTGATAGTTCAGATGAATTAAAAAATCCATACACACGACAGGATATACAGTCGGATGTCAAAAAACGTCTACATAAACTTCATGTCTATCGTCTGCATAGAAAACTTCCAACTTTTCACACAGATGGCCCATTTAGGCAATTAGATGAAATAGTTATTAATCGTTTCAGACATATTTCACACATTTTACAAGCAAATGGTTTTTTTGGAATTAGTTCCGAAACATTCATGTCGCTTGGTCCTATCAATGTTGATTTTTATGTAGCATCCTTGCTTCAAGGCTTTACCGAATGGGCACTGGAACATGTTGGTAAACGAGAATCATGCAGACATAAGTACTTAATTTATATCCACGATCTTCCAATAAAGTTTCAGCATTGCACCTATAAGCAGTATATGTATGTTCTTTCAAATATACTTCTCTTTATTTTAAATGATTGTTCTGAACCATTTCAACCATGTTTTATAATTATGAGTGGAATGCATAGAATGTGATTTAAACAGGTCAGGATATATGTAAGCATACCAACCGCGTTAGAAATGTCTTCTTCTTCTACCTCAGTTAATGCAAACAAGATGGCCAAGGATTCCAAGACCAAGCCCGCCCCGAAAGTTGATGCCGCCCCTGTAGTTGCCCCGGCCGCGAAGGCCCCCCGCGCGAAGGCCGCCGCGAAGACGGTTGTGACCGTGCCCGTTGTCACCGCCCCTGTAGTCGCCAGTGATGCTGCACCGGTTGTTGAGGACACGCGTACCGCCGATGTCATCCTCTCCACGCTACAGGAGACGCTCAAGGCGATCAGCACCGAGATGACGACGCGCATGCGCGACGCCGTGAAGTCTGCTCTTGAGGCCTCCAAGGCGGTCAAGCGTGAGCTTCGCAGCAAGGGTAAGCGTCACCGCAAGAACCCGGAGGATATGACTCCCGAGGAGCGCAAGACGTACGAGTCTCGCCGCGCCAACAACGCCTTCCTCAAGCTTCGCCCGATCACGGATGAGCTTGCGGCGTTCATGGGCCTACCGTCAAAGAGCCAGCGCAGCCAGACGGATGTCACGAAGTTCGTTGCGACGTACGTCAAGTCCCACAACTGCTTTGACCCCTCGTTCAAGCGCCGCATCCTCCCCGATGCCAAGCTTGGCAAGCTCCTCCGTGTCAAGGATGGCCAGGAGGTTACGTACCTCAACCTCCAGAGCTTCCTCAAGGTTCACTTTGTCAAGCCGGCCGTAACGGCGTAAATTTCTAGTTTTGTGTAAAACTAGTGGTGGAGGAGAATAACTAAATTAATAAACTACAAAACAGATACCAAACGGTTATCTATTTTGTAAAACGGACAGAATATAGACTTATTTGATGTAGATTAAATAAGATGGAAGAAGTTCCTGACGCAAAGAATTTTGTTGAAACCCGATTTTGCATTTCAAACTATCAGAAGTCAAAGCTACATTCTGCAGATAACTCAAATAGTTATTTGAGAGGCGAAGGACTTGTGTTTCTGATTTATACAGATGATTCTCAAACGTATGAATTTATCTACAACAAGGATAGGAAAGAATTTGGTGAATGGAAAGGTCACCTTGAAGCATGTTGTACTATGAGCTGTGATTACTATGGTTGTGCAGTAAATTATAAGTAAAAACGAATTTAAATAGTTTTTATTTGAGTTTGGTAAAGATAAGATGTCGGTTCCTCAGAAGAACTCTGGAAATAAAAACAAAGGCCAGTCTGCAAGTCACAAAAATCACGATAAACTTATTCGTGATTTTGTCGATGACATGACAACCAATGGATACGTTGAAGACATTTATATCGGAAAGATTGTCCGAATGTTTGGCAATAGCCGTGTTGAAGTTGTTTACCAAAAAAAGGTAAATGATGAAATTTTAGTAGATGTTGTTCAAGCATGCATTCCTGGAAAGTTCCAAGGGAGAAACAAGCGACATTTCTGGATTGAAATGGGAAGCTTGATTCTGGTTGCAGACACGGGTCTTGGATTTGAACTAGTTGGTTTGCTAAGCAGAGATGATATGCAAACACTTAAGAAGTGTACAAAGATTAATCACAATATTTCAGGTGACGAGGTCATTGATGAAGTATTTGAGAAGGCTGAAGAAGAAGCCGAACTAAACGTTGATGCTATCTAACTCAGAATCAGATAAAATCATTTCATGGGGAAGCTCTAAGTATAAAATAGTACTGAAAAATGGAGTAATGCGGTTGTCGAGAACAGCTGCGCGAATTTTTACATTAGTGGTTATAGACGTCAGTAAACGGTGAAATAAATCATCTCTTTTCATTGTATCTTTTATCTTCATTTTACAAACTTTTCCATCCCACCCACATAAGTTTCCTTTACACGAAGACTTGGAAAACTGACCACAAGGCTTACGTACTTTGCTAATAAATTCAGATGGATTCTCAATGTCAATAAACATTGTTGTTGCGGAAAACCATTTCTCTAATAATATATTTGTTATTTTTTTGTTAGAAAATTCAAGAGCATCGCGAAGTTGACTATAGTCATCCGTTGATAAATCTCTTGCAAGCTGAAATAAGAGAAACTCAAAAACTTCAGATGAATAATTTATATCTCTATAAACCGTTTGAAGATCGGACGATGGTTCACCAAACACTAACTCACTTTCTCCAAATTTACGAACTGTTTTTGTAACTTCGTTGTTTTCATGAGAACCATCGGTTATCTCCGGTTGAACGGGAATAACTAAACCCGAAGCTGTGATGACTTCAATCTTGCGGTTTTTGTTATCATATACATCTTCTCTCCATGCGTATCCTTTTGAATATCCTTCTGCAATTATAAGATACTCTCTTACGTCTTCATATGAAGGGAAACTGAACACATCTTTATATCCAGCTATCTTTGCTTGTGCAACATCTGGTAAGTTTGAAGGTTTGAATGGTAGTATCATTTTACCCTCAACATAAAAGGCTTGACCTCTTCCAAATGGATCTAAAATAATAGAATATGTATCAACGTCCGCCTTTGCAAGGATATCGGGAATCACATTAAGTGCGTCATTATATTTAGGTATCTCAGTTCTACATGAAATATTTCGCAGACGTTCTAACTCGTGTTGTGTTTTTTTGTTGAATGGTTCGGTATAAATATTTGATGTATACGCAAACGTTCGAGCTAAAACATAAATAAACGAAAGAATATCAATGTCTTCTTTATTTTGTAAAATAACAATAGCTCGGTTTTTAGGCCGTGTTATAGAAGAAGAAAACATACACCCCATCGTATTTGTATCAGTATAAATTCGAAACACATCACACTGCAGAGATAATGCAGCATATTCTAGTTCATGAAGTTGGGATAGCTCTTCTGCATCATATGCATCTTGAATTCCAGATATAATTCTAGACATATTTTTCCTCAGAAGATCATCTTTTGAGAAAGGCACAATGTCTCCAAGAATGTCGTATACTTTTTTGGCGTGAGAGTCAGAAACACGTGTCCACGTGGATACAAATGAACATTTTAGCAACGTATCGATAGAGTCTACAGGAGGTTTTATCTTTGTGTTATATATGTTTGCTTTAAAGCTTAATAGCATTGGAAGAGTTTTAGCAGCGTGTCCTATTCCAACGCGAAAATAACCAGAAACGCCAGATGGAATACGTCTTCCCGACCGAACAACTAGATCATATGTTTCTTCAATATAGAGTGAATTAATTAATTCGATTGGTAAAAATGCAAATCTAAATTCTAATAAATTTGTTTTTGTTTCGCTCAATACATAATATTTATCATCATCTTCTGTCTTTAACGTTTTCTTACGAGGGCTTTTATAGCAACAAGGAAAGTTTCCCGACTTCGTAAAACCAGGATATGATAATGATTTATCGCGTTTTATTACAGTAAATTCGCGAATATTATCATTATCGGATTCTCGGATCTTTCCTTTACATTTGGGACACTTTAATACACCATCCGTTTTATCAAGTTGCTTTTCTTGCAGTGGTATATTGTCGCGTACGCACCAATATTCTGGGCAAATTACACTTCCTTTAGGATTTTCTAAAGGCATTAGCTTTTCTTCATCTAAGTATGTTGATGGATCGTATTCCGTATTGGTTAACCGTTCAAAATCAACATCTGTCAAAATAATCGGCTGATGCTTGTGCTCACATTTTTTAGGAAATATCGGGGTATCAAACGTTTTGGGATCAAATACACGTAAACGTTCATTAAAATAACTATACTTTGCATCTTGCTTTCTAGTTACAGCCTTTGTCTGTGTTACAACGGTTGTAGTGTCATCTGCTTGTTCTTCTTGTAGATAATTGAAAAGATCACCATAATCTTGTGTTACTTCAATCGTAGGCTCAACCAATGATTTTATATCTACAGTTTCCATTCGCTTGGGACATATTTTGTCAAGTTCTTCCGATTTAGAAGACGAAAGAATAAATCGAAGAATATTTGCGTACTTGACAGCTAAGTCGAGGTTACCAACAGATGAAAAAAGTACATACTCTGGTTCAAAATATAATAACGGATATCCACGGAAAGATCGATCGGCAAGTGACGGATTCTCTGCTAATTTATCATCAAGTTGTCTCAATAGCTTAATTGCTTCTTCTGCTGTAATATTTAACTCAGTTTGAACATCCTGTGTACTTAAAAATCCTTGTTGTGATCGCATTTGCAGAAGTTTAATATCGACTGCACTGATATTATCTGCAGTGTGATCTGTTCGTAGCAAACGGAATGTATCTGGTTTATCCATTACGCCAAAAAATGAAGATACACAATTAAAACGTCTCAAATCAAGCTCATCGTCGACTGGTGTCTTATATTTAATTAAAATTGATAAGTCATCGAGAACCCATCGATCTAGATCTAGATCTGCTGTATCTGTAAACCCCACAACGGCATCAAATGAGAGAAGCCACGTATAAAGATCGCGTTTTAATTGATCAAGAGTCTTTTTAGATTTTTTGTCTCGGTATGTTGAGAGTACAATATCCGTTGATGTTACAGATATACGATCAAAATTATCTTTAGATGACCCTCGATACATTAACAGTGTTGGACGATTACGCTGAGGTTTTGTTGCGTTAATCCAACTTTTTACCAGTGCAATGTCAAGAATCGGTGTTTTGTTTTTTGTTTCGGCCGTATAAAACTTGTGACGATTTGTTTCGGTTCTTGATGTAAAAAATTGAACATATGGGACATCATCGGACATGGTTAATCCGTAAAATATTTGTTCAAATCGTGTACGAATCGCAGAACCGAAATCAGTTGTTACAAACGGTATAATAAACCGGGTTCTTTTTATTGAAATAGACTCTTCTTGTGTAACTTTTAAATTTAATAAATCATTTAATAATTTAGTGTTTTTTGCCAACAAATTAACCGCATCATCGGAGAGCCTCGCAGGTGTGTTAGTCTGTAAGAACGGAAAGTATGAGCGGGCTACCTGTTCCTCTTTTTCTGTATATGATTTTACTAAAAAGTCTACTATAGTGTCGCTTGAATGAAATGAATACAATAAACTCTTTAATTCCGCAATTGGCAAGGTCGTAGATGAGATCTTAGCGGTTGATTGATCATTCACAATAAGCGGTAAAATATACGACCTTGCTTCTTCGACTCCCAAAATACGATATTCGATAAAATCATCTGCTGGCATAAATAACTTTGAAAGATTTTCGGGGACAGATAACCAATCAACACGGTCGTATGATTCAAACGGAATTGATAAAGCAGGGACTCGATATTGACGCTGATATTCATTAAATTGATCTTTTTGAGTCGATTTACCATTATACGATAAACGATCAAATAGAGCCTCCCAACGACGAGGATCTTTCGTATAATAATCTTTCGGCAGCTTCACACCAACAAGAACAAATAAACGGTTTGGATGTGTATCTAATGCAATACCAATTTGCTGACGAACTGTTTCGATCATGTCGTCTTCAAAAAATGAAACATTAAATCTTTGTTTTGTATCAAAATTGACAACTCGCCGTTGTAACATCTTGTTTAGTAGTAAGAATTATAAAGGGCTCGAAGAAATGCTCATTCCGCAGTAGTGCACAGGAGATCTGTCATAGTTAACCTGTTTGTAAATTCCTACTTGGATACCATCTTGCAATAAACGTCGAAAGTTGGTCCAAAACTCGGGAGTGTGTCCAACTGTTGTTGTCATTAAGTGAGCCATTTCGTGCAAAATAACAAACATGATCGTATTTTCATCTACTAATTTCTTAGTAGATTTGTCACGTAAGCATACAACTATCTTTTCGCCTTTATTTTCAGAATATGACGTACTATCTGCGTCCAAATCATTTTCAATCATATTAGCAGGATTAAATCGTTCAACCATAACCTTTACACGGGGGTCGGCCATTGAAGCAGGATCGGATTTGTAATGTTCAATTAACGAATCTAAGTTTGACCTTATTTTTGCCATTAGGTCTGCAGCGCCTTGTTTATTCGGTAGATTCTGAACATGATAGGTGTTACCATCACTCATGCTTCGAACTTGTGTTGTATTTGTTGGACCTCGAGATGACAGAAGTGCCAGAGCAACTCCTGAGCCTACTAAAGCTGCAGGCCACATTATTATCTAGTTAGTTTGAATTTACGCCTCTAGGCCACGCTTGAACGGGTTAGCCTCGATGGTCGTGTTGACGAAGGGACCAACCTTGACCTGCGGATTGGGCGTCTCAGAGCGAACATCCCACGAGGCATTTCGGTTCGTCTGTGATACACCGGCAATAGCTGTGTTTGTGTGGTAACCGGCATCGAGGAAGTTCTGGCCCTTTAGGTCACCCATGCCAGCCGGATTTACGGCAGCCCACGAGGCGCCTAGACCACCCTTCGGGAGTAGCTCATCAGCGCTTAGAGTGGACTCGGAGTACGTGGACTGGGACGACGGGTGGCGAGCCTGTAGAGACTCAGACGGCTGGGCATTCGAGCCTCCACTGTGACGAGACGTAGGGAACGGACCGCTGTCCGATGAAGGCCCCGATACACCTAGCTTCTGTCCAAAGACCTCCATGCCCTCACCAAGAAATGACTTTCCAGATGAGTACGTTGACATTAAATACGCTACAACAACAATACCCCCAAGAACGAGGGCGAGACGAGTCTGGGACGATTGAAGCTTCATTACGTTTATATCCAAACAAAGACAAAAGTTTGGAAAAGGAGAATACGCATTTTGGGACGATTCAATTTTATAGAAATAGATAAGGGATGGAGGCAATTATTTTTGCCGTTGTTACAACTACTTCTATATTGGCAACAATGTATCTATTTGGTATGAGTCAAATTGGATTTCTAAAAAAGAACTGGGTTCAATATCGCTGTAATCCAATCTATATGCCGATGGCGGGACTAGTTGGTCAAGACGTTGTGAAAAATTTTACACAATGCACGATGAAAGGGTTTCACGATTATACCGGTTTTGTAATGGATCCGGTTATGGCCGAAGTGAGCGTAATAACCGACAGTGTTTCCGAAATAGCAGTTGGAATGGATGAAATGCGTAGTATGATGGGGAGTGTCCGTGGCGGATTTTTGGGCATACTTGGAACTGTGTTTGGAAAAATTCAAAACGTTATGAGCCAGACACAGTATATAGTTATTCGCATGCGAACATTAATGGCTCGAATTGTAGGTGTATTAATGTCATTCATCTATGTATTCTACGGTGGAATGGAGACAGGGTCTTCTGTAATGAATGGTCCCATTGGTAAAACGGTTGAAATGTTATAAGAGTAAGAATTAATGTGGTTGTTCATTCTATTACCAATTTTTGCAATAGCAACAGCTATGGTATTTCACGCCAGCTATTCAATTGATAAGGTCAAATCGGAATGGATACAATACCGATGCAATCCGATGTATATGCCATTTTCTGAAATGATAAATCCCGAAGTAACTGTATCAGAAAATTTTCAGTATTGCATGGGTCAGATGAGTGGGGAAATTGTAAAGGTACCGCTTGATGCTGTTCATGCGATAACAAGTACAGCAACAGATTCAATTTCCGAAATGGCCGGGCCTCTTGATTTGTTTCGCATAATGTTTAGTCGTCTGCGAATGTTTATGCTGAGTTTTACATCTACAACACTCGGCAAAGTTTCAAATTCTTCAAGTGTTTTTGTTGGATACTTAATTAAGATTCGGGATATTCTACAACGCTTTGGTGGTCAGGGATACATTGCATCATATTTAGCATATGTTGGTATATCATTTATTGAATCATTTGTTACCTTATGTATTTCGGTTATTAAAGGATTTGTGTATGCAATGTTATCTATTGCAATAGTTCTTGCTCTGTTTCAACCAGAAATTTTAGCTTTAGTTTTAGTGATGGCGTCTATGTTGGCAGCAGCTGGAGCGTAAAAAAATCGTATGAATTCAATAAGTAAAGAATGATTGGTAAAACTGAACTTGTTCTAGCATTTTTTGTCGCAGCCGTCCTTGCTGGACTCTTCATGAAGTACGGATCTAGTTCTCCGGTAGCTGCACGTGAGAATTTTATGCAGCAGGAAGTGGGTATGCCTCTAGCTGCTGGTGGAATTGGTCCTTACGATGGTGTAAGTATAGCGGGCGCTGCAGGATTCATGGCAACAGAGCCGACGGAGGCTGGCGGTGCTGCCCCTGTAGGAGCTTCTTCTGACCCCAACAAGTTGATGTATCTTGCAGACAACAAGGTTGATGACAGCTGTTGCCCGTCTTCTTTTAACACGGATACGGGTTGTATTTGCCTAACGGGTGACCAGAAAGATTTCATGGCTTCTCGTGGTGGTAATAAGGTATAAACTTAAACAGAATGTATAAATAATAATCTAATGGATGCTCAAAAGATATTTACTGATTTTCTAAATGACTTAAAATCGTCGTTTTCCGACTTCAAGTCAATTAGTGAAGTAGACGTCCTCAAAACAGTAACAGAACTTGAAGTTTTCTATCCCGATGCCTTGCAGATTATCCAGAAAGATGGTTCGTTTTTCGATAGCCCGCGAATTGTTTTTGGTAAAGATCTTTCGACCATCTGGGATGTAACCGATAATATAACAGCTGCTATTTGGAAGCATCTTCAACTTTGTATGATTGCTTCATTTCTTCACGGTGACATGAAAAACAAGATGGGCAAAGTTATGGAAATTGCTAAGACCATGTTAGGCGACCGCGGAGATGCTGTTTCTAAAATTTTTGAAGACGAATCAACCGAAGGTCGTATCAAAGAAATTATTGACTATGTTATGCAGACACGTATTGCCAAGCTTTTTCTTTCATTAATTGAACAGTTTGATATAAGCGAGTTTGATATAAATATTGAAAATCCGCAACAGTTGATGGAAATGATTCAGAATCCCGAGAACCCCATGATCAAAAAAATGATTGCAAAAGTTCAGAGTCTTGTTAATGAAAAACTTCAACGTGGTGAGATAACAAAAGATCAGATTGTATCTGAAATTGAACAAATCAAATCAAAGGTAATGCTGTCATTTGGAGATGTTTTTAACGATATGCTAGGACTAGGTAGCAAAAAGGATAAGAAGGACCGTCCGGTGCTTAATACACCTCAAGCTCGTGCTCAATATAGACGCGATCGTCTACGAATGAAGCTTCAAGAAAAATACAAGAAGTAGAAAAACTCACCGTAAAAATAAGATGACAGAACAAATTTGGTTCAAAGATCCATCGATCTTATTCACACAAACAACATGGAACCGGTTTGTTCCTACGGCCAGTATGACAACCGCGGAGTCACTTAACGCTGTAGTTCGGTTTACAGTATACTTTTCAGTACTACTGTTCTTGTCAACAGGAGTCAACGCGTACGTACTTGCTATACCCGCTGTAATGGTTCTAACGATTGTCCTCTATACGATTTTTCCTAATGGAAAAACGATAGAATCATTTACAGTTCGCGCTGCGAAGCCGAGTGGCAAGTATACAATGCCTACAGATCAAAATCCGTTTATGAATGTATTACTAACCGAAATAAATGATAATCCTAATCGCGAAGATGCTGCCCCGATTAGCCGCAAAGATGTAAAGAAGGCTGTTGAATCTAGCTTCAAACACACAAATGATGTTTTTATGGACACCACAGATGTTTTTGACCAGACTCAGGCGATGCGTACATTCCACACCCTACAGTCTTCTAAGGTTCCCAATGACCAGGATGGCTTCTTACGTTGGATGACAAAGGGATTCGATGAACCTGATACATCATCGGCTCCTCCTGCGCGTGGAGCCAAGATATTAAGCGAAGGCTTTGTCCAGCAGAAGAGCTTACTTACGGCTCTTCCGAACGGTACGACGCCGCGTCTTACGGGAACGAGTACGTCTGCGGCGACCTCCGGATTTGCTGCCAAGTAGCTTCTTCTTTAGCTCGGCCTTATCTGTTACAGACCCGTCAATACGATTTGCAATTTTCCCATCTTTAACGACAACCATTGTTGGATATCCACTAATACCTAATGAATCTGGAGTATTGTCGGAGGATACATTCTCCATGTCCATAACACCATCGCTTGCTACTTCATCCCATACAGGTTTAGTAGCAATACAATGTCCACACGTACGCATGAAAAAAAGAATAGCTACGGGTCCTTTGGACTTTAAACGATCTTCTACTTCTTTTTTGGTCTTAATTGTTTTTCCGTCGTCTTTTATCTCGTCCATTTATCATCATACTCGTTAAAAAAACGTAGATAGAAGTAAATGGCCGATAGTCGAAAGAGTTCTACTGCGTCTACTACGGGATCTATAAACGAAGACCCCGTAGTACGAAATTTAATAAAAGAGACACTTGTAGAAAAAAAGGATTTATCTGGCAAGCCGGTTTCAGTTAAGCAAAGGCGAGAGATTGGTAAACAACTTGCAGAAGGTACAACTCAAAGGTTAGGTGGCAAGACACGCCGCCACAAGAAGCGTAAGCACCACCGCAAAACAAGTCACCGTAGAAAGTAAATGCAAAGTCATTGGGCTGGCTACTTAAAAGCTGTAGGAGCCACTGTAATTCCAACAACATCTCATCCGCCGGTAGCGACATATAAAACCACAGATGATTCGAAAGGCATGACGGGATTTCTAGATCTGAATCCTAAGAAACCTGAAGTACAGGCTCGTTATGATGCTATGTCTGGTTCATGGGAAGGTGTTAAAGCTTCAGATGCTGCCGTAAGTAAAGGTATATTTAATACAGATTTTGCTGAGCTAAAGTCTAGTAAGTAAGGATTGTGTCATATCCCGATGATTGTAGCAGATATCCTAGATTTGTAAACTTATTAATGATATCTTTTACTTTTTTAGGATCTGTCAATTCGTTTGATTCAAATTGTATTTTTTTAGGATAGAACTCTGTCCCTTTTTGTTTTAGATAGTTGACAAACTCATCTAAAATAACAACATCATGTCCTTCCGTGTCAATTTTTAAAAACTTACACCCTCGTATTTGGTGAAGATCGTAAAAACTACCAAGAGACATCATAGGAACAGTTAGCTTACTAACATGTTCTGTAACATTATGTTGAATATGATGAGGATGATAGTTTCCAATTGTATTACAACCTGCAAACCAATCTTGTAAATTATATTCTATAATTTTTTCACGAGGAATGAAATACAGATCAGTTGTTGCATTTTCTTCACATTTACCAGTGATAGCTAAACAACATTTTTGAATATTTGGTTTATTTGGAAGATTATCTAAATACATCTGAAGAGGATCGATTGAAAATCCAATAGTAGAGTTATCTGCAGATTCTACGATTGTCCAGAAATCAGAAGTTCCGATTTCAATGAAATCAACATCTTTCATTTGAAATTAAGTATGTCGTTATTATTTAAGCTTAAAAATATTCAATTTGTTCATATGATGACCATCTTACTTCGATTCCAATAATTTGTATAAACGTAATTTTATTTTCAAACTTACGTGTAAAAAAGTTTTCGATACAGACAGTTCCAGCATATTCATTTAAAACTTCTTTAAACAAAGAAAGTTTTGAATTTGGAATTCGATAAAAAAATGTATGAACCCCATTTTTCATTCCGTACTTGCTAGTTCTACAAAATGTGGGAAGTTCCGATGGTTCCCATTCAATTTTATTTTGCAAGACATAACGACCGGTTATTTTATATATATTTGCGTATTCTTCTTTCAAATTAGAAAGTGCCGTAAGCAAAAGAGTTTTTTCACCAAGTCCTTTTTCTAATGAATTATTTACCAAATCATGAAACTCTAAGTTAATAAACTGATCTACCTTTTCTTTTAATTGGTCCATCCATTCAGAAGGTGGGCTACATTCAATTAATAATATGTGAATACCCGGCATATTTTTTCTAATTGATTCAATTGTTTCAAGCGTTTGTTCAAACCGTTGTTGATGAGAATAAATACTTCTTGTTTGAGAATAGTTCAGTGGTTTATTTGTAGTTTGAACTACAGATGTTATAATAATACAGTCTTTCATTTGTCTTTAAACATTATATCTATCTAAATAAAATGACAGCAGAAATTGTTCATTTGATGATGACTTTACGTGATCAGGTAAAACTATATCATTGGCAAACAATGAATTATCCTCGCCACATTGCAACGAATGATTTGGTAACAAAACTAGACACCAATATTGACCAATTTGTAGAGGTCTATATTAGCAAGTATGGTCGTCCTAAGCTAACAGGTAAGACATCAACAATTCACCTTCGCAACCATTCAGATACAGAAGCGACAAAGATGATTCAAGAGGCCGTTACGTGGTTAACAGAAGACTTAACATCTAAACTAAAGAAAACCGACACAGAATTATTAAGTATTCGCGACGTAATTGTCGCTGATTTAAATCAGACTTTATACCTATTTACGTTTTCATAACTTCGCAATTCCGCCCATCTGATCCTGGCTATTAATGCCACCAGCAGATACCTCTATGGCCTTAGTTGGTATGATTAAAGCTTGTGAGTCAGCACCACCTCGGTGTTTACGCACACGGCGAATAGTACGGCGGCGAGACTTACGCGAACGTTTTAAAGTCTTTCGTGGCATTTCTTTGCTTTGAGTAAAGAGAAGAATGATTGACGATACTGTGTTTTTAGTAGGATTTATCCTGCTTGTTGCAATTGTCATGTTTGTCACACAGAGTCGTGTAGAGAGTATGACAAATAAAGACTTGGTAAGTGTTCTGCAAACTCACGGTACACCGGATGCAAAAAAGAAGAAAAAGGATGAGCCGTCTGAGCTAGAAATTTACGGGCCTAAGGCCGAAAAAGTGGTACCTACATCAAACGATAATAAATCAAAAGGAAGCGATACTTCGGGGTCATATCCTGACATATACGGTCCCGATATTCCCGCAGTTCCTGGAACAAAACCGAAGCCGATGCCTGGAAAGCATGTATCCGATCAAGCAGATGATGAAACATATGATTTCAATCCGGATTTACAAAAAGCATTTCCGACCGAAGGTCCGCCGCAACCCTTTTTAACAGATTTCTCTAAGTTCCAGCATTAGAAGTAAGTATGTTTGGCCTTCAAAACTTTCGAGGAAGTTGTTGGGTAAATGCATGTTTACAGGCAATCTTTCGAATTCCCGATGTTCAAAATCGGTATAATAAAGGAGTTTTTGAAACAAATAATATATTAGATGAATGCTTATGTAAAATTTGGAAGAGCGGAGGAAAAGAAGGGTTACCTGAATTTTTTCAAGCAGTAAAAACTCATCATATGCCTGCAGGAAATGGTATTGGCGACAGCCATGAGCTTTTACAATATTTGTGCGACCGTTTACCATATTTAGACACATTATGTCGTTTCAAGGTTGCTGATTCAGTGGACTGCAATTCATGTCATACAAAAATAATAAAAGAAGACAGTGTAATTGAATTTGACATTATTGCAGAAAAACAAGACACTCCTATCTTAGAATGCATACAACGTGTTGTAGCCCCAACTAAAATTGATACATGGAAATGTGAAAAGTGTAATAAACAAGGTTGTACTAATAATTATTTAATAGGTTCATTTCCCCGAGTGATGGTCTTTCATGTTAGGTCGATCGGTGGTTCTGTGGGATACTCGAGTATTCTTGTATTGAACTCAAAGAAATACGCTCTTATTGGAATTATTTGTTACAATGGGTCTCATTGGTGGACATATGGGCGAAATTTACCAACAGGATCTCCGTGGTGTAAAATAGATGATCAGCATATTCAAAATTTTGGTCCCAAACAGTTCCCAGTTTCAACGGCAATGAGAATGTTAATTTATTATCAGATAGAAGAATAGCCATATTTAAACTAGTTGAAATATAATAGGTAATGCGCAAGTCGCCGTCTGATATAGCTCGGGACATTCGTAATTATATAATTAATAAAAATCGACCATCTGGTGTTATACCTATATCAGATTATCTGATTCAAATACCGTGCAGATGCCCACAGGTAGCATCAGCTGGCCCTACCGGACCTACCGGACCTACCGGCCCTAGTGGTCCTACCGGTCCTTCAGGTGTTACCGGACCTACCGGACCTACCGGACCTACTGGAGCTTCAGGTGTTACGGGTCCTACCGGAGCTACTGGCCCTACCGGAGCTACTGGAGCTTCAGGTGTTACGGGCCCCACCGGTCCTACTGGTCCTACCGGAGCTACTGGAGCTTCAGGTGTTACGGGCCCCACCGGTCCTACTGGTCCTAATGAGGAAACTGGTCCTACTGGCCCCACCGGTCCTACTGGTCCTAATGAGGAAACTGGACCTACCGGCCCCACCGGTTCTACTGGTCCTACTGAGGGAACTGGTCCTACTGGCCCAACCGGTTCTACTGGTCCTACTGAGGGAACTGGTCCTACTGGCCCCACCGGTTCTACTGGTCCTACTGAGGGAACTGGTCCTACTGGCCCCACCGGTTCTACTGGTCCTACTGAGGGAACT